TCTGTCATTAAATGTAACAATGTTATGTTCTTTAAACAAAACTGATAACTCTCCTTAATTTTTCTCTCTTCGGGTCTTTTCGGATTAAATTGAATTATATAATCCATCTTGATCAGATAATTTGTCAATTATCCAATTTTGCATTTCCTTTTCGCTTAAAAATATTGACACTAATTAGGCTCCCGTTAAACCAAAAATTAAAAATCTTGCTTTACTTTATCCATGGTCAGAATTTTGCTAATAATTGAAGATTCAAATCCATCTAAACCTGAGAGAAAGTTAATTAGCTTTTGGATATGTTGTTCTTTAGGTATAAGTATATATTTTATATCATCGAACTCAAAATCAATGCCAAACTTTGAAAATTTTGAGCTAATTTTTGCTTTGTCATCAGAAGTGATAACACGCTCCAAACTCAGACTAGGCCATAAATCACCAATAAAAGGAGCTGGCACATAACGCCACTCTTTCTCGTCTGCATATATATAATTCTCTATTGTTTTATTATCTTTTCGCTCTAGCTTGCCTCTGTAATTTTTCATATAACGCAGTAAATTATATAGATCAGAATATTCTGCTTTCAATTTCTCAAACTCTATTCTGTTTTTGGTATCTAAATTTCCTCTAGCCTTCCAAAGCGGCACCAACTTTTTTTTAATAAGTCGAATTCTGGCATTGTATTTAGAAAATATTTCACTGCTCTTATTCATATATAGAACTGGGTGTAGACCTTTCTTTTCCGCCCAAGACTTAGTTAGCCCAAGACCGAATTCCCCATATTTTCCGCTATGATCTCTGATTTGTGATAGTTTTATGTCACAAAACGATACCATTGGTACTGCAAACCTCCTGCGTCCCCCGACTCCTCTTATTTCCTCGCGAGCAAGAAATGGTTTAAAATATTTCTCAGCCAATATGCTATAGAAAGCATCTTCGTTTTTTGTAAAATGAAACAACGTGGTTGGATGAAGACTATAAACAGATTCAACATTCGCATCAGGATTTTCAAGGATAGTCATTTTACACCTTGTGGAAAGCCAGTTTAGTTCTGTAAATAGTATCACACGACAGGCGGCTATTCTTCTATCAATAAAGGATAGGTAAGCACTTACTTTTTACGCGCGTTAATTGTATAGTTCTTTCGGATACTCACTTGAAAGGACTCAATATGGGAAATAAATGTAAACATGCGCGTCGCGCATCTCGTCAGGTGCAGAAGTCAAATCCATACATTCACGAGCACTACCACCTCAGCTCTTTCACTAACCGCTACACGTTCCCCAGCGAAGCGCATAACGAGGCAAAGCAATGACGATCACTATCTACGGACGAGATAACTGCTCATACTGCAAACGTGCGGTCGAGCTGGCGAAGCAGCTTCACGGTCACGGTTTTGGCGATTACGAATACATCGATATTGTGTCTGCTGGGATAGACAAAGAGAAATTGAGCGCCCTGGTTGGCAAGCCGGTGGGGACCATACCGCAGGTGTTCGTAAATGGCGAATCTATCGGTGGCTATACGGAATTCGCCGCTCTGGTGAGTACATTATAATTAAGAGCCGCTTAGGCGGCTTTTTACATGAAAGTGTGCGCTCAAATCAACTATATCTATGAAAAGGATAGTTATAAATATTAAAAATATCTAAAATCTCTTCCGATATATGAATTATCAGATTAAAATTTCACACAATGTGCTTTTAATGAGTTATTATTTTACCTTTTGTTGCCTTTACAGTTTAGGTTTTCACGTCACGATTATTCTTTTACCTTGTCTATCTTTAATCTCAGTCACATACCCTTTCAGTGCCTCTTCATTTAGTAACAGAGCCTCTAATTTCATATCACCAATGATAATGGAATATATAAGGTTATAATATGCACATAGTTTTTCATGTATTTCAGGAGAAATATTTCTACCACGGTGATAATCCATTCCATAAACCGAATCAATTCCTGAGTTCACTATCTTCATCTGAATTTCAAAAAAATCATTATTTAAATCAAAGTAAACAATAGGGACCTCATATCTTCTGCTAGAAAAATCCATTGGTGATAGATAGTTAAGACCATTTGCACTGACCTTCACTTGAATTCCAGCCTGTATACCTGAATTCGACGTTGGAGCAGAAATAAGTAATTGAGAAAGTGGGTCTCGTTTGTCTATCCACACAATGTCCCGTTGAGTATCATTAGGTTGATATTTAGTAGGATAGTTAATTTTCGTATAGTTGAGTCCAGTCCCAACAGCTTTATAATTAGACAAACTATCTGTGAAAGGGGTATATCTCTTTGCTAATAATGCCCAGTTTTCATTTTGTTTCGCGTTTTTTTCACATTCTTCAACAATGAGTGCTTCCGCAATTTTACCTAATATTCTCATAGTTGTTTTATGGGGATCTAGTTCGATAATGATGTTTGACTTGATCACTCCTTCTTCATTAATACCAACAAGACCTAACTCTTTATCCATGAGTTCAAATAAATTTTCCCCATGCTCAATTGCTAACAAAGCTGAAGGTCGTGATAATAATGAAGAGTTATTCCAATCTCCGAGGGAGATGTCCAGACCTAAATCAATACCTTTAGTCGTCACTACTAGCTGAGGTTTGGGAGGCGTAGCCCCTAATAACTCAGATAGCGTGTTGACTTCCGGTGTCTCTTTTATCATTTTTCTTATCCTATTGCAGCGATCGCATGACAATACTATAAAACCAGCCATTTTCAAGTAAATCAATTACCTTTTAGGTGATGAAGATAAAAGTGAAGCCAACCCCTCCGTTCGAAAAGATAGATTCAAAAAAATCGCCCCTCAATGATTCCATACCTACTATGTATGGAATCATTAGTGAAAATGAGTTACTTTTACTCTTGATCCTATAAGAATCTATGCCTAATATACTGTTTACTTATACAGTGAATCGGCGTAACTCGGTGATTGTCATATGAAAAATAGCTTTGACAGAGCACGCGCTGCGGAGAACACCTCAAAAGAGGCGATTGAGTATCTCGAAAGAGCATCTCAAATGCAGGCCGTTATGATCTCGCAGGTTAGCAATGACATGAGATTCTCGGACGCATTCATGTTATTCACTCGCTTATCTCTGCTGATAACCAGACGTCGGCCAGAGATCGCTGTTCATTGTATTTTGATACATGTTTTGCCGCACATTGCTGATGTAAAAGTAAGTGACATTAATAGGTTCATGGTTAACCAACTGGTCAACCCTCTAATATTGGATGGCAAAATTGTTATGGGCCGCCGCGTTTTCTCTCTGATGAAGCAGTTCCTTAGCTGGTGCGCCTTCCAGGGGATGATAGACGTGTCACCGTTAAACGATATGTCACTAAACAAAGTTGCCGGTGGCGCAAAGCCCACACCTCGCGAGCGGAAGCTGACCGACGCAGAGGTATGGGTGTTCTGGAATATATGGGACTACTTCAATGTGTGCGCTGGTACAAAATGGGCGGCCAGGCTGTGTCTTGTATCAGCAAGACGACCTGACGAAGTACTGCGGGCTAAAAAAAGTGAGTTCAATCTTAAGCGTGGAGTTTGGAATCAAGGCAAGAGAAACAAGTCAGCACGTGAGCATTCGCTGCCTTTAAGCACATTAATGCGCACATGCATTGAAGAGTTGTTCGAATACGGTAAAGGCAGCCAGTGGCTCGTGCCTTCGAATAAAAAAATCGGGAAAGACCTTCCTATGTCTAAAGTGGCAATAGCCCAGGCATTACGTCGTATTCTGGAACGACCAGAACTGATGGAGCTTGAGCCATTTACACCCCGAGATTTGCGCCGTACTGCGCGTAGTTACTTCCCAGCATTAGGCATAAGCCAGGAGGTATCACGTAAAATCATGAACCACAGTCTTGAGGGGATAGATCGGGTCTACGACCGGCACGATTATATGGACGAGATGCGAGACGCCTTAGAAAGTTTCTCGACGTACATCGCATCAATCGTAGAGCAACCGGATTTAGACGAAATTGACCACAAATTTAAGGGAGATCGTCTATCAACAGAGCTTATTCGTGTAAATTTTTCATAGAGACTTTATGGCCTCAACAACCTTTTGTGATGCGCCTTTCTCTTTACCGAATCGCTCGTTATATGCAGCAAGAACCTGTTTTTCGTCCTCGTTAAGAGGAGCAGTGCCTTCTTTGTATAAAAATGCTGCGAGTTCGGGTTGGCGTTCTTCCAGCACCATCATCATAAGACGACTTGGCTCAATACCCAGTGCCAGCGCCAGCGGACGAACCTTATCGATAGGCAAAGGAATTTTGCCGCTTTTAATTAAAGAAAGGTTGTTGGCGTTTTTATACCCAATTGTTTTGGCTATCTGGGCCTGGCTCATAGGTGAGGATTCAATCAACCCTGCGATAAAAGCAGCGTAGCGACTTTCTATAAATTCAATCTTGTTATCAGACATGGTTACAACCTTTGCGCGTTCAATTCTCTCTGGTAAGTGCTTACCGATATTACATCAAAGGTTAGGGTTGTAAAGCTATTATCATTTTTTTCGATAGGCACTTAAAAGACCGGTTAAAGGCCATTGCACGGAGAAAAATTAGCCCAAAATAGGTAAGAAAATCAACTTGCATATGATATGAATGTATTCAGTATTGATACAAATTTTAGTAGTATTCCTTACCATAGTATAAGTTAGAATGGATTGATTGAATGAACACCACTATTTCCAGCCTAATCGCTCTTGAGATCGGACACGTACAGAAATTAGCTGATGAGTGTGTAGCTGACATCCTCACCGATCTACCGAATGAGCAGATTCAGGTTGGTGTGAATGACACAACTGGCTTTATATTCGAACTTAACAACAAACGCTTCACGCTTCTCAATACCGGCTCCGGGTCTTTAGCCGTCAGAATCTGTTAACCCCTCTTCTCCCTGCGCGAATGGCTTAGTTCCCTGTTCGCGCAGTGCTACATTAAACACACTAGTAAATAATTTGTTTTCATAACAAAGGATTAGCCATGTCTAAAAAACGTTCCATCAAAGAGGTTCAGGACTTCCGTGACAGTGTAAAACGAGTAGTCGCTCTCCTTTCAGGTAAATACATCCCTGTTGCAGAACGAGGGGACGACGCTTATGTACGCTATAACGATGATGGAGAGCCAATTCTCGTAAACATCCCATCAATCCCGGATAACGCAACACCGGCATTGATGAATGCTGTGCGCGGATTTCTCGATCATGAGGTTGCTCACATTTTGTTTACCGATATTCGTGTGTCCAACAAAATGAGAGAAAAAGGACGCGTTCCTTCCTGGTCGCTATGGAATGCCTTAGAAGACGTGTTCATCGAGCGAAAAATGGGTCAGGTCTTTAACGGAACAAGACGTAATCTGATGGCAACTCAGCGCCTTATAATCGAAAAAGTCTTTAAACCAAAGGCTTCAGAGGCTATTGCTTATTGTGGCAAAGATCAGCGCGCGCTTTTTCTAAACTTCTTTCTCTGTCCGGTTGTAAGAGCCTGGGATGGCCAAGCACCGTTCGTAGATTTCATGGATGAATATTGGCCTGTCATTGAGAAACCAATTTTATTATTAAAAGAACATGGTATCGATGTGGCCGTGCGTAACATGTCTTGCACCGAGGATTGTGTAAAGGTGGCTGCGACCATAGCTAAGATCCTCAAAGACACTGAAAGTGAAAGCAAAGGTAAGGAGTCAGCTCCGGGAAAAACTTCCGATCCTTCAGACGCTGACCAGACGGATGCCTCTGGAGAAAACAATGAAGATAACGAAGATCATGAGACACCCTCAATGTTAGATAATCACAAATCTATCAAATCAGAATTACACGGTAAGCACAAACATGATAATAACGACAGTGATGATTCAGATAATTCTGAATCATCAGAAACAATATTCGATGATACAGAAAATGATAAAGAGGTATCAGATTCTGATGCTTCTGATAACGCGGCGTCAGAATCATTAACCGCTGACCACGAAAAAAGAAAAACGACAGAAGACGGCTCTTCAGATATTCCAACTCCGTCAAAAATGAGTCTGGAAGAGGCTTTAGAGGAGCTGGATAGCATAGAAGATGAAGTCGGAGGCATGACAGAAGATGCTCTATCCGAAACGATTAAAAGCGAGTTAACAGAAAGCTCGAAAAGCGAATACAGGCCATACAATCGCTCATACGACTTCATCGGCTCGATTGATCAGGCAGAAGCCCATATCAAACGGCTTATTAAAACATTCTCCGATATTGATTTAGGAGGATATCCAATCAGCCGCTATCGCATCGTTCCTGAAGGCAACCAGCTCTTCGACAAATATATTGAAAAGCATCTTTCGTCAGGTGTTTCGTCGACGCTGGCAAAAGACCTGGAGCGAGCAATAGCAAGCAGAAACAGAGTTCAGTTTATACCTGGTCAGCGTCGGGGGCGCATTCATGGTTCTAGTATCTACAGATTAGCAATGAATGATGATCGCGTGTTTCGTAAAAAAGAAGATTCTAAAGCCGTTAACGCCTGTGTTCAACAAGTGATTGATTTATCAGGTTCAATGAGTGGTATAACGATACAATTGGCTCTTGCAAGTGCATATACCATCGCCGATGCCCTTGATCGAATAAATGTTCCCAACATTATCACCGGCTTCACTACATTTGGTAGTCATATGGCGGCAGGAGAACTTAAGGCTGTCAAGTATGAGTTCTCTCGCTTTGAATCTTTAATGCTACCTATCATCAAAAATTGGAATGAAAAGGTAAATTCTCGCGAAGTTCGCTCACGTATGGGGTGCGTAGGCTACACATTCCCACTTCTTAATAACGTGGATGGTGAAAGCATAGCCAGCCTTGCATCGTTATTTTCCGGTCGCTTGGAGGACAGGAAGATCATGCTTGTTCTGAGCGATGGCGCGCCGTGGGCTGTTGGGAGAGGTTTTGACGCTCATTTGCGTTCGGTTGCGAAGCAAATTGAAACGCAGACTGACATTGATTTGATGGCAATTGGCATCATGACTGACGCACCGGAGAGATTTTACTCAAATCATGCCCTGGTAACGAGCGTTGATAGTCTTGGTTCATCTGTAGTTACTGAACTATCTCGTATCATTTTGAAGTGAATAAAACAGCCTTAATGATAAGTAACCACTTACGATAGTTAATGGTATATTTATATAAGAAGTTGAACGCTCATTAGAGAACAAAGGAAAAACGCATGACGACTACTGCACTGCAAAATGAAAAAAATCCTTCTGATTACCTTGTTTGCAAGTGGTGCGGCAAATCATTTCACTATTTTAAGTCCCATGTAGCCAATGGTAATTGCGAGGGCATTCCTGAGTCAGTAAAAGATGCCGATCCTGACACCGTACTGAAAATGTACACAACGCAGTTTCCAGATGAACCAACGCTATCGAAAAAGGCACTTGATGCAATTCAAGCTAAACGTGCCGAGCAAAAAAGCGAAATGGCCAAATCTTCTGGCTTGACCAGTAGCCCTGGCTACACAGGCACAGTTGAGTACAAGACAGATCTGGTCGCAGCTCACGAACTGCTAAACGTAACGGTGGAAGAACTCGGAACAAAACGTGGGACGCCGCTCATGGTTAGCGTCAACGTCAATACGCCGTATCCAGAGTTCGTTCCAGAAGTGAAGAAGGGCTACGTATATGGCGACTTCGAACTGATCAAAGATATTTTCATGATGCTTGAACTTGGCATACCTGGCTATTTGTGGGGTCATGCAGGAACAGGCAAATCGTCATTGCCTACACAGCTATGTGCTTTGCTCAATCGTCCGTTGATCCGTGCCCAACATACAGCATCAATGGAAGAGGCACATGTTACGGGGCAAATTCTGGCGCGTGATGGCTCTACGTATTTCGAGCCTGGCTTGCTTGCGCTCGCAATGAAGCATGGCTGGGTTTACCTCGCGGATGAATACGACTTTGCGTTTCCACAAATTCTTGGCGTGTATCAGCCAGTGCTGGAAGGTGAGGCGTTGGTCATCAAAGAGGCAACTCCAGAATGGCGTCGCATTACTCCGCATGAACGGTTTGCTTTCATTGGCACTGGCAACACAAACGGTTCTGGTGATGAAACCGGCTTGTACCAGGGTACAAACATCCAGAACGCCGCGAACTTTTCACGTTTTGGCATCGTTTCGAATGTGAAATACATGAGCAAAGAGGCAGAGATCAACATGTTGATAAATGCCGGCATCGTGGATGAATACGCTGAAAAGATGGTTAAGTTTGCCGGTATCGTTCGCGATGGATATGAAGAACACCTTATCAGCCAGCCAATTGGGCCTCGTGAGCTTTTGTTGTCGGCCAAGATTGGAATGATGCGAGGCGACTTTGTGACAGGTATTGAGCGTTCTTTCATTAACAAACTCCCTTCAGCTTCTGCGCAAGCGGCTCGTGAAGTTGTTCAAAAAATATTTGGTTAATCGTGCGTAAAGGATGTTTCGGCTCTCTTATCGCTGCTTCTGAAACTGGCAAGGCTTGTCTGGGGTGTCCAGACAAGCCCGATTGTCACCAATCAGCAAAAGAAGTTGCGATTTCGATGTATGGGAAGTTCGTAGGCTTCCCCAATGACAAAATCAAAAAAACCAGAAAGGTAAAAACACATGAAGGCACTGATGGTTCGAACTGACTTCTCACTTGGGGAGTCGGCTCTAAAAGCAGAAAACGCGGTGAAGATTGCCAGAGAAGCTGGCTACACCGCTGTAATTTCAGCAGATAGCATGAATATTGCAAGTGTTATTCCACTACAACGTGCCGCTGGTGACGACATGGCGGTTATTTGTGGTGTGAAACTAAACATTGTTGATGATCCCACATACGAGCACCGGGCTAAACTTGCTAAAGAATCTATGAGATGTATGGAATCATTAGAGCGGGGACGTAACTACTCGTTTACCGCTCTAATTAAAAATGAGCAAGGATATCGCGACATCTGCGAACTAATGACGGCGGCCAACACACGAGAACAGTTCTACTTTGTACCGCGCCTCTCGCTCGAACAGTTGGTTTCTACATATGCCAAAGGCAACATCATCCTGCTTACTTCCGACATCGGTAGCGTGTTCCAACGCAACGATTTTGCAAAAATCATAAGCACACTGATTACAGCGGGTGGAAAAGACAACTTCTATAGTGTGGTTTATCCGCACCCTACCCCATTCTACGACCAGATTAACGTCCGGGCGATGAAAGTCGCCAGCGCATTGAAAATAGAGCCAGTGGCGTTCTATCCCGCTTATTACGAATCGATCGACGATGCAGACATTAAAGACATTGCGCACATGGTTACGAACAACATCAAAATCGACCAGCCGCATCGTCTGCGTATCCCCCACCAGCGAGATAACGCCGTCAATGGTCGCCGCCATCTCCTTGAGGCGCTTAAAGCCTTCTCCGTTCGCATGGATGTGCCGGTAACAGCTGCAATGGCCTCAACAACGCAGGATACCATTATCGATTCCTGCACATGGCGCTGGCATGAATTGCCACCAGCACTGCCCAAGATGGCAGACGACGAACCTGCAACGCTGATGAAACTGGCTGTTGCAGGGCTGCGTAAACGTCTTACCACAAAAGAGTTTGGATACACACCACCTGCTTCTGAGAACAGGGTTTATGTTGAGCGGCTAAAGTACGAAATGGACACGCTGACTCGCCTGGGATTCTGTGGTTACTTCCTGATGGTGCGCGATCTGATGAATCATAGTCGTGAAACTGGCATTCCCGTTGGGCCTGGTCGTGGTTCCTCTGCCGGTTCTCTGGTGGCGTGGTGCATAGGCATAACCAACGTCGACCCAATCCGTCACGGTCTTCTGTTTGAGCGTTTCATCAACCCTGAGCGTCTCGACTTGCCGGATGCGGACTTGGACTTCAGCCAGGCACGTCGCCATGAGGTGATCGAGTATCTGAATGAACGCTACGGCGAAGATTACGTTGCAGGCATTCCGAACTTCACCTACCTGGGCGCAGCCTCTGCACTACGTGATACCGCTCGTATTTATGGTGTGGAGTCCGCAGATATGGCGGTATCAAAAGAACTGAAGAACGTCGAGGATGATAGCCTTCCATTGGAAGAGCTGCGCGAACAACTGGCAAGTCTCGACAAATACGCAACAAAATATCCTGATGCATTCAATGCAGCCTGCAAGTTACAAAGCCTTATGCGTGGCTTTGGTAGACATGCGGCAGGGATGATCGTAGCAGGTGTTCCTCTGACAGAACGTACACCGGTTGAGCGCCGTGGTGACGCGCGTTGTATCGCATTTGACAAGCGTTACTGCGAGGCTATGGGCCTAATTAAGCTGGACGTGCTTGGCCTGGCAACTCTCGATTTGCTCGATAGTGCAAAACGCTACATAAAAGAGAACACAGGTGAAGATATCAATCTTGATGCCATTTCTCTTGAAGATCGCAAGGTGCTGGATGGTTTTGCTGCTGGGTACACTCAAGGTGTTTTCCAGCTTGAATCAGGCCCAATGCGCAAGCTGCTTAAAGATTTAGGTGGTGGAATTGAGCCAATGAGCTTTCAAACGGTCGTCGCTACAACTGCGCTCTTCCGGCCGGGGCCAATTCAATCAGGCATGTTGGATGACTATGTTTCTGTCGCCAAAGGCTTTATGACGCCGGAATCATTACACCCCGTTCTTGATGAACTTACCGCGGAAACAAATGGCGTGATTCTCTATCAGGAACAGACGATGAACGCGACTCGATTGCTTGCCGGCTTCACAATGGCTGAAGCTGACGCTGTGCGTTCCGCAATCGGTAAGAAGAACATGGAAAAAATGAAGAGCATGGGCGAGAAGTTCATCGTTCAGGCTCAAGCTGGCTGGATAGACGTTGAGCTGGAAGATGGCACTACACAGCGCATTCACCGTGCGGAACATTTTAAATGCGAAGACGGAACTCTGAAAACTGTCGAAGAGGCACTTGAGCACGGCGCAAAACTACCTATAAACGCAGTACGCGTTACAGCGTCACATCCAGGGCTATCAGAGATGAAAGCGAAGGAGATCTGGACCGCATTCGAAAAAAATGGTGCCTACCAGTTCAACAAATCACACTCTGTTGCTTACTCCTTAATCAGTTATCAATCTATGTGGTTGAAAACTCATTATCCCGCAGAGTTTTTCGCTGCTGCTCTCACTATTCTTGGCGAAGATAAACACCAGGGGCTGGTTAAAGATGCGCTGACCTATGGTATTCGCGTATTGCCACCAGACGTTAACGTGTCATCTAACCGAATTGAGATCCGCACGCTTGAAGATGGCAGCCAGGTGCTGTATGCGCCCTTCTCAGCTGTGAAGGGGTGTTCTGAGAATGGCTGCCAGGCCATCATGAGAGCGCGAGAAAAGGTTGGTGGCAAATTCAAGTCACTTGCGCAATTCGAAGAAGCTGTCGAGAAACGTGCCTGTAATAGTCGAGTGCGCGAATCGCTGCAAAAAGTAGGGGCGTTTGCATCCATCGAGCCAGGTAGTCTGCCAGCAACTGATCCAGAGCGCCTACGCGACCAGGCTGAATTGATGGGAAACCTTGTCATAGACGCAGTTAAAGCCTCACGTCCGTTTGAGATGAACCCCAAACGTTCGGCTGAGATTAACGTGCTCATGACACGGATGGCGGCTGAAATGGGCTTAGGTGATGAACTAATCCGCCCCAGCATTGGTATTAAGCCGAAAATCATGATCATTCTGGACAATGCGAACGGCAATGATGCTCGAACCGGTTACTTTATGGAGAACGGATACGACGATTTTAAGGCCAAGCTATTGACGGCTGGAGATTTACGCATGGGCGATCTCTATGTCACAGGCGTTTGCAAGAAGGTTAAAGACAAAGAAAAAGACTACACCAAAGACGAGATCGGCCAGTTCACCGACTTTATGCGTGAAGAGATCAATCTGGTGCGTCCGACCTATGTGCTGACGTGTGGCAGCCGGGCAACGTCGCTCTTCAACAACAAGATCAAACCATCCGACCTGGTTGGACGCAAAGAGTATCTGCCGGAGCTGGATGTGACTGTTTTCTACGGATTTAACCCGAATATTTTGTACTTTCGCCCAGAGGAAGGCGAAAAGCTGGAAGCAATTCTGGCAGAGGTAGCGGAGACTATTAGCAAATGAATAAAGAAAACACCATAAAGGAGGCCAAAGAGTTTATGAAAGTAAACAAGATTGGCGATGTGAGATAGTACAGGCTGAAACGCCAGACCAGAGTCACTCTATCCAACATCTTGGGTAAGAAAGTCGCATAAATAAAAAACCCGCCAATCGCGGGTTTCATTTATTAATTGCAGATTCCGTGTAGTGATAGTTATTAATTATCTTCCGCCAATAAGACATCAACTTAACTCTTTTATCTGCTTCCAAGTTTCAATGCCTATTTCAGTTAAAGCATTAAAGTAATCGTTTTTTATTTCCGCATACTTGGAATCATCAAAGTTCAGATTACCATTATTTTTTTCTTCGACGCATTCCATGAAAAATTTAAGTGCATCATTACATTTATTAAAAATAGTTTGCTGATGAGTTTTTTTAGGATTAAGCAATACAATTATCTGATTGCATTGAATCATTACAATTTTCGCCAGTTCGTCCCCAGCTTGTTGATATGTCGGGATTGCCTGCGGATTTATCGGTCGTTTTAATAAGTTGTAATTCATATCGAGATTCGCATAAAACTCACTACTTCTTGACCTTAGCTCTTGAAGCCAACGAAGTCTTTCTGCGGTAATTATAGTTGCTTTTAATTTTTTATCTTCAATAGCAGCAGCAGAATTAATTTGTTCGTTTGTGCCTCGATATAACAAATATGCACCAATAGCAGCGCCTGCAATAGCTGATATTGAAGATATTACAGCAATCCAAATAGCAGAATGGTCAGGTTTCGTGTTCTCTGCTATTTGCTTTAATAAATTATAAATATCAAACATGAGGATAATATTTCCTTTTAATTTGAATAATTAATGATAAATGCTGTGCGGAAACATGAAGATTCTATCCTTTTCAAAACCCATATTTCTTTCGATTAAATCCACGAACACAATAGGAGAAACTCCTGCAATTAACAAGCCCTAAGAAATGGTTGTTCGAGCAGATAGCATAACGGTCTATCTTGGATTAGCGTTAATTTAAGCTCTATAATCAATACATCATGATAAGTAAGAATCTATCAAAATGAGCACCAATATATACGAAAAAATCATGTCCGATCTCGAGTTTGACCGAGACAATCTGGAAGAAGTCTGGCGTAGACAACCCCGCCTGTTGATGGAATATGGCTCAAAACTCGCCCATGCAGAAAGAAGTGTCGCAGAAGCAAAACTTAACCTTGAAGCTGTTGAAGCAAAGCTATACGACACAGAGCGTAAGAACTTGAGTATGAATGGCATTAAGTTCAACGAATCTGTACTGGACGCTAAGGTTAAAACAAACCCACAGTATCTGTCTAAACGGCAGAAGTTGGATGAAGCACGGCACATCGCAGACATATACAAACATGCTGTCGCCGCCTTTTCGCATCGCCGAGACATGATCGTTCAGGCGTCAAAGATGGCCATCGTTGAATTAGAGCGATTAGGCTCTGAACGCTTTATTACTCCCCGTTGATTTTTGATAGATAATAAGTAAGTACTGATCTATCATTTAACAGCTCGAAAGAGCCACGAATGAACGAAAGCCCAACGCGCATAGCGCCATCGGCCAAATCACAACAAGGAGAAACACATGTCTAAGACATTACTTGATTTGCTTAACAAAACTCGTGAAGACATTGCCGCCAAACGTGGTAACAACGTTGATCTGACTCGCTTAAAAGACGGCGTCAACTATATCCGCATCTTCCCGAATAAAGACGACCCAAACGGTAAGTTCTTCCAGACTTTCGGTATGCACTACGTTAAGTATCAGAACGAGGAAGGTAAAGAAGCAACCAACGCTTATATTTGTGAGCAACATACTCACGGTCGCGCTTGTCAGCTATGCGAAATGGTGATGGAAGGTCGCGCTCGTCACAAGGGTAACAAAGCAATGGAAGAACGCATCGGTCAAATGCGTGCCACGCCTCGCTACCTGGTCAACGGCATTCTTTCAGCTCGTGAGGATTTCGCCGATGCAGAGAAATGCCAGTTAATCGAACTGCCTTCCACTGTATTCGATGATATCTGCAAAGCAATCACCGAAGACATCGCTGATGATATCGGTAATCCACTGAGCAAAGAGGAAGGCTACGCATTCCTGATTAAACGTACTGGTTCTGGTCGCGATACCAAATATGACGTCTCGCCTAAGCGTAAAGTCTACAAAGGCGATATCGAAGATAAATTCTGGAATACCCAGCATGACCTGATCGCATACGCAAATCAGGCTGATGAAACTCGTCTTCTCTCGACAGTTCGCACTATGGGTCGTCTGATTGGCATCGCAGCACCAACTGCCTCTGCATCTGCACCAGCAATTTCCTCTACCGCGAAAACATCGACCGCGGCACTGCCTGGATTTGGCTCTGTCACTGGTCATACGGAGGGTGCGACTGCTGTAGCAACCGCTCACACCCCAGCTTCTGAACCAACCAGTCTGGTTGATGAAGAAATCCTCCGAGCCGTTGAAACTGAATTTAAACCAGAGGCAAGTTCCGCTGCCGTTGCCGTATCAGTCAAAGAGTCTGAAGCAGTCGCAGCGACATCTGTAGCAGCCGCATCTGCGACGGAAGATGAAGGTCTGGATGATCTACTGAGAGAGCTTGACTCTCTGTAATCCCATTACGTGACCAGTAAGGCGTCTACGGACGCCTTACTTTTTTGGAAGGAATGCACCGGTGAATTATCTCTTCGTAGATGGCAATAGCCTAGGTTATTACCACCAACAATCTGACAAATTGCACAACGGCGAAATGGAAGTTCAGGCTGCTTTCGGCTTTGTTAAGAACGTCCGTCGTTATGCCTCCATCCTCCATGCCCGACCTATGATTCTTTGGGATGGATTTAGTGACAAGCGTCGCGACTTTTACCCGGACTACAAAGCAAATCGCGACGACGATCCTGATATGAAAAAGATGAAGGAAGGCTTTGCTGTCCAGAAGCCATACATCCTCAAAATGATGACCGCGCTTGGTGTTAACCAAATCATTGCAAAAGATGCAGAAGCGGATGATCTGGCCGGGCTGATGGTATCCCGCATGGCACCGCAGCCAACCGTTGAACACATCTATCTGTTAACAGGCGATAGCGACTGGCTTCAGTTAGTTCGTGAAAACGTAAGCTGGGTAAGCCTGCGTGAAGACGCCAAAAACAAGCAGGTTAATTTTGAGCAATTTGCGGAGCTGACAGGATTCGCCACGCCTCGCGCATTTTTGGAAGCAAAAGCATTACAAGGCGATAACTCGGACAACATTAGCGGTGTTGGTGGCATTGGCGCTGGCGGTGCGAAAGAGCTGCTGCATGAATGGGGAAGCGTCGCAACGATGGTGCGCGGCATTAACGACGGCTCAATAGTGGTTGACAAAGGACGCCATAAAACCGCCTTCAACAAACTAGCGAAGAATGCCTTCAACGAGAAAACAGGCTGTCGAATGCTCGAAGCGTTCAAGAGAAACATCACGCTAATGAACCTGATTGAGACGAAGTTTCCGCCTACCGAAATCGAAACAATCAAAGGCAATCGTGACGTGAAAGCATTCGAGCAACTGTGCTACGAGCTGAATTTCCGTTCGTTCCTTGAAGACCTTGAAGTGTTTGTTCTTCCATTCGAAAGGTATTGCTAATGCTTAAATCAATTATTAATGGCGCTACAACCACCCCTGCCCAACTGGCAAAGGAGATTGTCTTTTATCACGGTGAGTACGCTGTCATCGCGCTGCCGTCAATTCTAGGCGCTGCCGGAATGAAAGCGACAGATCGCGAGTTTGGATTAGTCAGCGAGCAGGTCGTAAAAATCCTCGCTCGTGTATCCAGACTCCTTAACCACGATGCGATTGTATTCGACGAATCCGCCGCTTTAAAACGAATCAACGAAACAAAAGGAGCCTGATCATGGCAAAAGGAAAATCCGCACTGGCACTTGCTCTGAAAAAGAAAATCGGTAGCAACGACGAAATACAGAAAGTAACTCATTGGATTGACACAGGCTTTCCTCCGTTAAACAAAGCGATTTCCGGTCGTTACGATGGCGGTTTCCCATGTGGTCGTATCGTAGAAGTATTCGGGCCGCCAAGCGCGGGGAAAACCTTTTTGGCAACGGCAGCAATGATCTCCGCTCAGAAACAAGATGGTCTGGCGGTATTCCTCGATCATGAGAACAGTTTTGACGTTGGCCTGGCTGTCGCCAATGGTCTGAACGCAGATGAAGATGACGGCCAGTGGGTATACAAGCAGCCAGATACCTTCGAAGACTCTGTGGAGTTGATCGGCACAATACTTAAATTGGTACGTGATGAAGAGCTTATCCCTGAATCAGCACCTATCTGTATCGTGGCGGACTCACTTGCGTCTATGGTTCCGAACTCCAAAGCCGAGAAGTTCGAAAAGATGGCTGAAGGCACTGCCAAAGACAAAGATCAGCTAAACATGAATGACAATACGGCGCTGGCTCGTGCGACGAGTGCGAACTTCCCCACTCTGGCTTTGTGGGCACGCAAATACAACGCCTGCATCATCTTCTTGAATCAGGTTCGCACAAAAATCGGTGTAATGTTTGGCGACCCTACGACGTCACCAGGTGGCGATTCGCCGAAGTTTTACGCTTCTGTGCGCATCCGTCTCGGTGCATCGGTGATGAAGGATGGTAAAGAGAAGATCGGTCAGGACGTAGGCGCAGAGTGCATCAAAAACAAAGTTGCACCACCTTATGGCAAGTGCACCTGGAAATTCTACTTCGATCCTACTCGTGGCCTCGACGTTATCGAATCGCTCGTCGAGTACATGCTGGATGAAGGATACCTGCCAAAGAACGCAAGCGGTCGAGTAGAAATTGGCGACAAGAAATACACCAAATCACAGATCGTCGAGATGTATCGGGAGAAGCCACTAGCTGAAATCATTGCGGCTTTGCAGGCAATCGACGACCGGAGAGCAAAAGACACCCCCACCGAGTCAGTAGAAGAGTAAACACAAGGCGTCCACAGGACGCCTTTTTTATCTCTTGAAAATATATAAGTACTTACTTATTATTTTCGCATAACAACCACATAGGAAAACACATGATCAAAATCTATCTATTGGCAGTAACCACAGGCCTTTCAGTGGCTCTCATCTACGGTTTACTGGTTCCGTCGCTGATTTCTACCAAGAGTGATTTAGCCGTCATGTTTGGAATTATCGTTGGTTTTGGTGCTCCTGTAATCGGTCTTATTGCTGGTCGTAAATTTATTAACTCATTAATCAAAGCAAAGGGGAAATAAGTAATGAAGAAAGGTTTACTTGCAGTTGCTCTGGCGGCTATTTGCACAATGGGTCTTACTGGCTGTGATCGCGTGGAGCCTGGATACGTTGGCATCAAAGTAAACAAATTAGGTGAAGACAAAGGGATTGGTGAAGTAGTTGGCGTTGGTCGCCAATGGACAGGTCTTAACACCGAACTTTACGTATTTCCGACCTTCAAACAAATGAAGACCTACGACGAGCCGTTCACATTCCAGATGAGTGACGGTACTGCTATTGGTCACAAAATTGGCGTTGCGTATCTGGTTAATCGTGACAAGGTAACGACGGTGTTCCAGACCTATCGCAAAGGCGTAGACGATATCACCGAATCAGATCTGCGTCAGAAAATTGCCGACTCTCTAAACCGTTTGGCCAGCCGTATGACCACTGACTCATTTATCGACGGTGGTAAGGCACAATTGCTGGACAACGCACTGAAAGATATTCAGAAAGAGATGTCTCCGGTTGGTATTGAGGTACTGAGCCTGTCATGGGTTGGAAAGCCTGATTACCCAAAAACCGTCATTGAATCGATCAACGCCAAAGTAACGGCTAACCAGCGTACTCTGCAACGTCAGCAGGAAGTTGAACAACGTAAAGCTGAGGCGAATATGCTACGTGAACAGGCTAATGGTGAAGCTGATGCTATCCGTGCTCGTGCGCAAGCAGAAGCAGACGCCATTCGTCTGCGCGGTGAAGCTCTGCGTCAAAACCCGAACGTTATGGAACTGGAAGCCATCAATAAATGGAATGGCCAGTTACCGCAGTACATGACTCAAGGGGCTAACACTCCTTTCATTACAGTGAAATAACTCCCCTAAAAAGTTCAGGCGTCCAGTTGGACGCCTTTTTTATCGCAATTATCTTATTAAGAAAACAATTTGTTTGAAAGGATAAGAAAACATGACAGCTATTAAGAAACTCTACGATGCTGCAAACGTGGCTCTGGATGTTATTGATGATGAAGTAGCAAAAGGCTTTCCTGAACCTGATTGGGCGCATCAGCTACGAAACGCTATCGCAGAAATGACCCCACCAGATCCAACCCCCGACGAGACAGACTGGCAGCGATTCATCCGTATGTACGCTCAGGAAATAGGTCCAACGCCAACGGCAGAGCAGGCAATGCTGCTGAAATACTTCAAAGAGGCGGGAGAGGATTTACCAATTGATGACTCAGCATATTGGTTCCACTGCGCATGGCGTAAGTATGACGTGATATTCACACAAGGCATGGGAAGCAAAGATATGGTTGTGTGGCATCTACTCCATATAGACACAGCCGTTGACAGAGTTATTGAACAGTTTTTCCCTAAACAAGAAGATTGATCGCCTATTCATAACTAACAAAATAAGTAAACACTAACCACAAAAGGAAAAACACATGAGAGTTTTAGTTCGAATCGTTACCAGCACTGTCTATGACGTGTTTCCGCTTTTTATGGTCAAAGCCGATGGCCTTAACGACGAAGAAACTGACGCGCTGATCCAGCGTATTCTCGTTGAATATACAGGTCATGACGCTGATTCAGTGATGATTGATGATGATGGTGTTTGTTGGCATAACGGCAACTGTTGGTACGTAGAAGAGACTCAACAAATCAGTGATGAAGATGCCGCACATCTTGAGCGTATTTTAAGCATCAGCACTTTTGAGTGAGTTTACAGTAAAATTTATATAAGTTAGTATCTACCTATCATGAAGATTTTTATTGAATACTTGTTACTCATCGTGTCAATAGCTTTTGTCATCGACTGCATTTTCACTGGTGTCATTCGTAAAGTCTTTTCCCCGGTGAACGACGTAGTCATAAACGCTTTGGCTATCGTGCTCGTATTTAATTCAGCATTTGATGTAATCAAAGAGGTGGCAGCATGAAGGCCATCCCATTCGCGCTGTTGTTCCTTTCTTCGATCGTTGTGGCCGACACCACTGTTTATCAGTGTGAAATGTCTGTAGCCGACGTTAAGAATAGCGCTCTTACCGACGTCATAAAAGCACCATATGGCGCGATGGTCGTAGACAGCGGCGACCAGTTCTATGTTGTGCGAGACGATCGAGTATTGTCATCCCCATATCTCACAAACCGTAATGGCAAATTAACCGGCGTCGGAGAAGACCACTTCGTATACAACAAATACAAGGGCTTCTATGGCGTTCACGCTTCTCAGCAAAGCTACCTTTTCGATGACTGCAAGGAGGTTGGATAATGGCATTAACACTGGCAGGTCTGGAAATCGAGAAAACAAGCGGATACTGGCGTGCTAAGGGTTTCAAGCAGCCTGGCATTCTTGAGCGTCTGGAACGTGAAGATGGGTATATCGTCCACCAGCGGCGTGAATGGCGTATGTACGATCCAGAAACAGGAAAACTGACTACAAAAGCCGGAACACTTTGGGGTCTGTTGAAGAAAATACACTAAATGCAAACTGACTGCGGCACGTGCCGCAGTCATATTTCATAGTCGTCACCGCTGACAGCATACACAATCAACTGCCGCTGATAGCATATCGAGAGTCTATCTCACCGCTCACAGCATACTTTACTCGATTTTTTACCGCTGACAGCATACTTAAGACATTGCATGAATAATATGTCCCGGTATGGGTATAACCAGAACAAAATTACCGCTGGCAGCATACGAAGGTCTGACATATACCATTAATTACCGCTGATAGCATATCCAAACAAAAATTCCTCAATAAAACACCGCTGACAGCATACGTTCTATCAGAGAGCAGCAGGCAATAAATGCCTTTCACTACAAGCAATCAGCGCAATGGCAATAGAATGTTAGTGAGCGCAAACCTTTATGGAATGCACTCTTCGAGGTTAGTAACCACTGGGGAGGTATGACAGAGCATTGAGTGGTGATAGATGATTAACCGCTCACAGCATACGTTTATCTCACTATACCGCTGGTAGCATATCTTTTAACCGTTCACAGCATACTTTTCAGGAAAATAGCCGCTGATAGCATACATTTCACCGCTGACAGCATATCAAAGCAGTTTGAGACTATTGGAAAGGATCTCAATCATCTTGATATTTTCAGGCGTCAAATTCTGCGAAAGTTCAGTTATCTTGTTGATAATGTTCTGTTTAGCATCAATTTCCCCGGCTTTCTCATCTGGTTTTTTGGGTTCGATGTCTTCAGGTTTTGGCGGTGCGACTTTGAGTTTTGGATTGCGGCTGTGAATCTGGATATAGATCGACCGCCCCCGCTTAATCTCGCTATATTCGAGATAGCCCAAATCTTGGAGAGCTTTTAAGCCGTTACGTATAGTCTGATTCTGCGAGCTGACATTCCTGCTACTCAAATTGAGTCGCGCACGCAATCGAGCAAGCGATACCGGCGCAGGCTTGGTTGGAAGACTTTCGATGAAGGTGTACAGAGCCTGTGCTGTTTCTTTGCGTGGTAGCTTATTGATAACCTTTAACTGCAAAAGAACCTTATGGTCAAAGCGATATAGTTCGGCCAGCTTAGGTTCTGCATAGAACACCACCGTATCTTTCTGCTCGTTGTAGTCCACGCTATTGATGAGGTGCACCATCAGAAGCGAGATCTTGTTAGAGCCGTCGACGTTCTTTTCTTCATACGTTCTCTGGAAAGACAGAGTTGTACGCATGATCTTCAAAAGACTGTTTGTAAGCCGGTCGCGGAGTGTTTTGCGGATCTGTGACGATGGATAGCCACAAAACTTCGCAAATTTCGTGATGCTTAACTCGACACGACCGTTAGGTTCGCCGTATTCTGCCAGCGAACGCACAACGCCCACCCACGTTTTGAAATCATGATCCATGTCGAGACGAGGACCGGTTATCTTGATATCGGAATAGCCTTCAGAACGGGCTACTTCGAGCTGAACAAGCTCCTTTGAAGCATCGATCTCATTTGGCTTGTTACGCTTGCTGTATTTTGTCCCCTTGAGCGTGGGCACGAACAACCCCAGCCGCATCAACGCAATTGGTTGGACTGTATTGTTGCTATTAGGGACAAGTTCCCCTGTGTACAATTCAAGGGAACCTTCTTCAAAGTTGTCGAGATTATCTTCTACTTCTTTGTTATTTTTACCTTTTTTATTTTTTGTGGACATGTGGACACCTTTGTCATTCAACCGCTGACAGCATACTTGATTTGCCGCTGGCAGCATACCAAAAACAGTTGGCAGCATACGGCGAACCGTTGACAGACTATCAATTACCGCTGGCAGCATACATGAACATGGCTTCAGACCAGTCGTGGCGCGGCTTACAGCGATCGGGGATCTTATTTGATCTATACAAGGATCTATCTATGGATCTCTTTATTAGGATCTATCCTGTGGATATGTGAATAATTAAAACAGGCATTTACTACCTTCGGCGCACCTGGTGAGTTATCGTTGCCTCGGCTAACAATCACAGAAAAATGACATATGGATCTAAAACGCACGCGCTGGGTTCGTCGTCTTGAAAACGGCTCCTACACTATCGAATCAAATTCCAACCTGAATAAGCAGAAGTTGCTTTGTGACATCTGCGGTATAGCGGCGAAGTGCCCGATCTACGAAACCAGAATTAAACTTGATAAGGCTGGTGTGAACTTTCATTTAAACAGTTGCATCAGGTACGTTCCATTGCTCGCATTTCGTAAACCGATCATCGGATTGGATGCACCCTACTTCAACACACTCCGTTCAGGTGTGACGTGGCGAGATCGTTTATCACCAGACAAGCTGATTTGCCTTGTATCCGCAGACACAGGGAAAATCATCCGTTTTGGGAAAGTAGACAAGATTTACTCAGGCCCAGTAGACGAAATGTTGCGGAAACACAGCCGGTTTAATCATCTCTGTATGGGGGGTGAGAAAATCGAGAAGGTAGAAGAAGTGATCCGCAAATCCTACGGACACTTCCTGACCAAAGATAGCCTGCTCACCGCAATCTACATCAGACATGTAAAACGTGAGTTCGACCTCGAATACCACAGTGAAGAAGAGCTTAACCTTGTTGATCCACGTCCAAAAGCTGGCGTCATAAGCATAAACGCAGCGCGTAAAAAGCCCACTGACGCGCTGTAACCCTCCAGATCGTATATTGGCGTAGATAGAATCTACGCCTCCTCAAAATAGCTCTCATAGCGTTCTACAGTGATTCTGTCTTATTTTTAGTCATACAGACAAGCAAACTTGCGCCACAATAAATAGGTATATACTTACTTATAAATTTTGTATATTAAGGTGCTAGTTTCATTCCTAACATACCGTTATGCATAGTTGTTTACCTTCTCATTGCTCTTAGAATTTGTATCAAAATAACCACAAAGGAAAAACACATGACTTTGCCATACGGCGTCATTTCTGACTGCCACTACCACAAATGGGATGCGTTCTCCACGACGAACGCTGAGGGGCTTAACTCCAGACTTGAAATACAGTTGGAGGCAACGAAAGAAGCAGCCATCGCCATGAAGAAGGCCGATTGTAAGTACATGTTGGTTGCCGGTGATACATTTCACGTCCGAGGAACTGTGTCCCCTTCTGTTTTGCATTACGTAACTGAAACGTACAAGTGGATTATCAACGAGCTTGATCTGACAGTAGTAATGCTGGCCGGTAATCACGATCTTGAAACCAACGATTCAGTATATAGCGCCAACGCAGCAGCATCGCTGAGTTCTATCGGCGTGGTAATCGTATGTGGCAAACGCCCACACTCAATAAAAATTGGTGATGTGACTGTCCACCTGATTAGCTGGCGTAACAATCATGCGGAGCTTATCAGCGATCTGAAAGCATTACGTAAGAGCGTAGAAGGTGATAATCATGACGTTGTTATCCATACATCCATTAACAAAGCCATACCAACAATGCCTGACGTCGGTATCGATGCGCAGGAGTTAAAGGATATCGGCTTTCGTCTCGTGCTTAGTGGGCATTACCACAACCACAAAGAGGTCATTCCTGGAGTTATCAGTGTCGGTGCACTGACTCACCAAAATTGGGGAGATGTTGGATCTCTGGCTGGCTACATGATCGTAAACCCGGACGGCAGTTTCAGTCACTACGAAACCAGTGCGCCTAAATTCATTAACCTGGAAGATGATGTTGCTGATGACCAAATTCGCGGCAACTACGTGCGTTTCCGCGCCGTAATTGAGAACGATGAAGAAGGCATTAAGTACCAGAACATCCTCAAAACAATGGGTGCAAAAGGTGTCGTGTGCAACTTCATCCGTAAGTCATTAATGATGGAAGGGACAGCCAGCACAACTGAAACCAGCAAAATCGATAGCCTGGGAGAGTCGGTATCTGCTTATTGCAAGATTGTCCACGATACTGACGGCGGATTTGATTTGAGCAAGTTGGATATTTTGTGTCAGGAAATCCTCACCGAAGCGGAGAGTTCGGAGGCTGTGTGAAGCAAAGTCGTTATGGGAGCTTTCGAGACTTTGCCATCACGATGAAAAGACTTGAACGAGGCCAGACGGTGATGTTTCACAAGCCCTACCCGCCACAAGGAAATCCCGTAGCGTTTTATCTTGGAAGGTTAACAAGAAAAGGCGTATTGAGGCGCAGATCCTTCCCGGCGCATACGGAGTTCAGATTGAAAGAAGGCCAAAAGCTAACACACGGTATCAGAGGTGTTATATGAAGTTTTTAAAGCTCCAGGTTGAGAATTTTATGGCTATCGCCAGCGCGGAGGTCGAGTTAGATCAGCGTGGTTTAGTGCTCATTCAGGGTGTTAATAGTGATGATAGTTCCGCATCAAGTAATGGCTCTGGAAAGTCAACTCTAATGAATAGCCTGATGTGGTGTCTTTATGGCGAAACAGCTCATGGTGTGAAGGGTGACGATGTGTTGTCTACCGACCATGAAAAGAACTGTCGTGTTGCAGTAACCATCGAGGATGAAGGCAAGAGATACGCAATCATTCGTCACCGTAAACACAAAGAGTTCAAAAATCGTCTTATCGTTCGTGGTGAAGATGGCGATATGACGAAAGGCAAAGATGCGCTGACGCAGGAGTTCGTCGAGCGTCTGATCGGTGCATCTAAAGAGGTTTTCATGGCTTCCATCTATGCGAGCCAAGAAGCTATGCCAGATTTACCTGGAATGTCCGACAAAAACCTCAAAACCATCGTAGAAGAAGCCGCTGGCGTTGACAGACTGACACGCGCCTATGCTATTGCTCGTGAGCGAGCTAATGCAGCTGCCGCACGTATGGATGTGGTTAAAACCAAATTGGAGTCGACAATCTCGACCATTGAGGCAACACAGTCAGAAATTGAGTCCGCGAAAGCCTCCTCTGAATCATGGGAACAAGAGCGTTCTAAACGTTATGACGATGCCCTAGCTGGGCTGGCAAGTGCCGAAGTTGAGTTAACGGAAGTTGAACTTGAGATCCGCACTCTTCCCGAACAGATCCGTGATACCGAGAAGGCAATCGAAAGTGAGCGCAAAAAGTTAGCCTCAAAAGAAGAACATGACGCTAAGTTGCTCAAAGTGCGTGGTGCGATAACTGATATTCGGGCAAGCATCAAAGCTACAGAAAATAGTCAGGCTGATGCAATGAGCCGCGCGCGCAATTTTAAGACCAAAGCAGAAGAGGTTGGTACTAAAGTAGGATCACCATGCCCTACTTGTGGCAAAGCCTACTGCGAAGAAGATCTATCAACGGTGAAGGAGAATTTCATTGAACAAGCACGTCAGGAAATTGGTCAGGCGAAGACACTTGCAGAGGCAATGGCTAAACACAAAACGAATCTTGAGAAAGCGTTAAGCATTGAGTCTGCCCTTGTTAAAACGACACCTGATGTAACGGCTATCATCGCTCGGATTGAAGAGCTTACGAAACAACTCTCATCTTTGCGTCATCGTGAGAAGGAGGTTGTTGCTATTGAGTCTCTTGTTACTCGTGCTCGTACTGAGGTCGATCGTATATCAAAAGAGATTAATCCGTTTATTGCTCTTATCGCCAGACACGAAGATAACCTGGCATCCAGTAAGTCTACCTTCAAGTCCTTAAAAGACGAGTTAAAGGCTATTCAGGAACAAACGTTGCTATTGGAAAAAGCTCGTCAGGTCTACTCTCCTGCAGGGGTGCGTTCTCATATTTTGACGTCTGTTACGCCTTTCCTGAATACACGCACAGCCGAGTATCTCAATACGTTGTCTGACGGGAATATTACTGCTGAGTGGTCGACGATGGATGTCACTAAAAAAGGTGAGTATCGCGACAAATTCAACATTAGTGTGCAGAAGAAAGGTTCAAGTAAGTCGTTCCAGACCCTCTCTGGTGGTGAGAAGCGGAAGGTTCGCATTGCGTGTTCTTTGGCATTGCAAGATCTGGTCAGTAACCGGGCGAGTAAAAACATCGATTTGTTTATCGGCGACGAAATTGACGATGCACTCGATACAGCCGGTCTTGAACGCCTCATGGGTATTCTGGAGTCCAAAGCTCGCGAACGGGGCACTGTGCTGATTATCTCCCATAAAGAGATGAAGTCATGGTTCCGCGAAACTATTACTCTGGAAGTTAAAGAGGGGCGCAGCTATGTCGTTTAAATTAAGCCGCTCGCAGTTTTTGCAGGTGTTTGCGGTGATGCAGTCGATAAAACTGATCAATGGGCATACTTCCAATGGTGCGGCTCCACGTATTCTGTGGGGCAGCAATAATATTGACAAAGCACAATTCGCCCCGTTGCTTGGTCTAATATCCGAGACACCATTGATGCAAAGTTTGGAATCACTGCCGTCTGGATGTATTGCGCCGATCTTGATTAATCCTTTTGTTGAGGGAGGATATCTTCCCAACGTCGGACCTGGGTTTATCGCAACCCATGAAACTGAAGATCTTAACATTGATAGCGAAGGGTTCTTTGGGGCAATGGATGCGCATCTCTGTATGGCTTTCACGAACCTTATTCGACTTGCCAATAAGCGAGCGGATAGTTTGGCATCGCCAGGTGATGCTTTTACTGGTTTCTTTATCCAAAGGAGAGATAAAAAGTACAGTGCGGATAAACTACAGTTTATTGGTAAGTATGGGGAAATGGTAGAAATCGAACTTCAGCTCCCTCATGTTTTAGCAAACGATAGTGCAGACAGTCGGAGGCTGTTGGGCATCATGCGTCATTTCATAGCAAGTGGCGTTAAACATGCCGTAGATAAACGTGTCACGCAGGAAAATGAGTGTTCAGACTTTGCAAACTATCCCCAACCAACGTTGCAAACGGCAATAGTAGCCAATTCGTTGGAGGCGAGATTATTGGAAAACCCTATATGGGGAACATGGTAAGGAGACTATATGAGTAAAAAAATCAGCGTAGTTGGTGTTGATCCCTCAATGAGCAACTTTGGGCTTGCTGTGGGCACTTTAGACCTTGAAACGGACGAACTTGAGATTCACGGCCTTACTCTTGTTGAGACTAAAGCGGGGAGTAACAAAAAGACAGTTCGTGTGAACAGCGACGATCTGCGCCGTGCCAGTGAAATATGGCGTGTTGCGAAGCCAATCATTGATAAGGCAAATATGGTTTTTTGTGAGCTACCGGTTGGGAGCCAAAACTCTCGTTCGCAGACGTCTTACGGTATTTGTATCGGTGTACTTGCGTGTGTGGATAAGCCATTGATCCAGGTTACTCCAAACGAAATTAAGCATTTTGTCGGCAATAAACTTACTACATCGAAAGAAGAGATTATCCAGTGGGCTACGAAAAAACACCCTAAAGCACCGTGGCTGCGTCGTAAGCAATCTGGACAGGATGTTCTCGTGAACAAAAACGAACATTTGGCTGATGCGGTGGCTGCCATCCATACCGGTATGCAAACGGATCAGTTCCGCCAGGTGCGCGATGTTCTTAAGTCTCTCATTTGATTTCATTGATAGGTAAGTGCTTATCTATTAACATGGGCCACTATATTTAGTGGCCCTCTTTATTTGGTGATACATGATAAGCATCGTAAAACGTAACGGCCAAACAGAGCCGTTATCCGAAGAAAAATACAACCGCGTCGTAATGTATGGCGTAGAAGGCATTCGTGGCGTAAGCGCATCCGCTGTAGCAATGGGAGCTGCGGCCAGCATTTTTGATGGGATGACCACCAGCCAGTTGCATGAGGCTTTGGTTAAATCTGCCGCTGATTTGATCTCACCAGAAGCACCAAATTACTCACAGGTGGCTGCCCGCCTGAACATTTTTAAAATCCGCAAAGATGCCTTCGGTCGTTACGACTATCCGAACTTCTACCAACACATTGTCAAGAACGTTAACAAGGGCGTTTATGACAAGGATTTGCTGACACATTATTCGTTTGAAGAGATCGAAGAACTCGGCAATTACATTAAGCCGAAACGTGACGATCTTTTTGGGTATGCAGCTACGGTACAGTTGCAAAGCAAATACCTCGTTCAAAACCGTGTTACTGGAGAGATTCACGAAGGTCCGCAACATATCTATATGCTGGTTGGCATGTGTCTGTTCCAGAATTGGGAAGACGACTGCGCGGGCAAAACACGTATGGAGATGGTCAAAGGTTTCTATGACATTACAAGTACGTTCAAACTGTCTCTGCCCACACCAATCATGGCCGGCGTCCGTACTCCAACCCGTCAGTTCTCCAGTTGTGTGCTGATTGAGTCTGGCGATAGTCTGAAAGGTATTAGTGCAGCTTCAGCCGCAATTATCGACTACGTTTCACGTCGTGCTGGAATTGGTATTGGTTTTGGCCGTATCCGTGCGCTGGGCAGCGAGATCCGCAATGGTGAAGCCACCCATACCGGAGTTATTCCATTCCTGAAGCATTTCCAGACGGCTGTTAAATCTTGCTCGCAAGGTGGTGTTCGTGGTGGCGCAGCAACAGCGTTTTACCCGATCTGGCATCTTGAAGTTGAAAGTCTGCTGGTGGTGAAAAATAACCGTGGTATTGATGAAAACCGCGTTCGCCATCTTGATTACGGCGTCATGAGTAACCGTCTAATGTACCGTCGACTCGTCAGAAGCGAGAACATCACTCTGTTCAGCCCGCATGATGTGCCTGATATGTACGAAGCCTTCTTCACAGACCAGGAGCTGTTTGAAAAGCTGTACCATAAATACGAAGCCGATGATTCAATTCGCAAGAAGTCAGTACCTGCCATTGAGCTGTTCTCATCTCTGATGCAGGAACGAGCGTCCACGGGCCGAATTTATATTGCGAACGTCGATCATATTAATGAGCATGGCGCTTTCATTCCTGCTCTTGCACCTGTCCGCCAGTCAAACCTGTGCATGGAGATCACTCTACCCACTCGTCCACTGGCATTTACCGACGACCCGAACGGTGAGATCGCGCTATGCACTTTATCCGCTTTTAACCTCGGAGCCATCCGTTCACTGGAGTCTCTTAAAGAGGTGGCGTTCTATGCCGTTGCTGCACTGGATTCGTTACTGGATTATCAAGACTATCCGATGGAGGCAGCCGAAGTGCCTGCCAAAGCTCGTCGTAGCTTGGGAATTGGTGTAACCAACTTTGCTTATTACCTGGCAAAGAATGGCGTTCGTTATTCTGATACCGCTGGCAATAAACTGGTGCATGAAACGTTCGAAGCTATCCAGTATTACCTTCTTGATGCCAGCTGCCGACTTGCTGAAGCAAAAGGTGAGTGTGACTGGTTTGAGCAGACCAAGTACGCAATTGGTCAGTTGCCGATCGACCATTACCGTTCTTCATTAGACGAAAGTGGCGAAACCAACTTTGAGTTAAAGATACCGTGGGAAGAACTGCGTGAACGTATTGCAAAATACGGCCTTCGCAACTCCACACTGACGGCACAAATGCCATGCGAGACTTCCAGCCAGATCACTAATTCCACCAACGGCATCGAACCGCCTCGTGGCCCGGTGTCGGTGAAATCTTCTAAGGACGGCATCGTTAAGATGGTCGTGCCTGAGTTTGAAAAACTGAAGGAACAGTATGAATACCTGTGGGATATGCCGGACAACCGCGGCTATCTGACAAAGGTGGCGATCATCCAGAAGTTCTTTGACCAGGCTATTTCAGCCAATACCAACTATGACCCTTCTCGCTTTGAAGGCGATAAAGTCCCAATGATGACGCTACTGTCAGATTTGCTTCTCGCCTACAAGATGGGAGTTAAAACGCTTTACTACCACAACACCAGAGATGGGGCAGGAAAGCGTGATGACGACGAACCGCAGAATCCACTGACGCAAGCTGTAGCCGTCGAGCCAGAAGATGAGTGCGACGGAGCCTGCAAAATCTGACATATGGTGGGGTATAACCCCACCTTCTCTTTGATTTGTAAGCCTTGTTTAAACAAATAAGATAACAACTTGTTTAAACACATCAAAAAGCAAAAGGAAAAACACATGTCATATTCAACGTTCCGTTTGGGTGCTAATGATGCAACCAAAGAGCCTATGTTCCTCGGACAATCTGTCAACGTGGCACGTTACGATCAGCAAAAATACCGTGATTTTGAAAAGTTGATTGAACGTCAATTGTCTTTCTTCTGGCGGCCGGAAGAAGTTGATATTTCGAGCGATCGTATCGACTTCAACACGAAGCTGCGGGACCACGAACGTCACATTTTTCTGAGCAATCTCCGTTATCAAACGTTACTCGACTCAGTTCAGGGACGTAGCCCAAATGCAACGCTGCTGCCGCTTATCTCTATTCCTGAACTGGAAACGTGGGTTGAAACATGGTCTTTCTCTGAGACTATCCATAGCCGCAGCTACACCCACATTATTCGTGGCATGGTGGACGATCCGAGCATTGTTTTTGACGGTATTGTTACGGATGAAGAAATCATCAACCGAGCGATCAGTATCTCTGCTGAATATGACAGGCTTTATGGGATGACCTGCGAGCGCCAGTCGTTAGGTGAGAAAGAGTTTGAACGTCTGTACGTAAATGAATATGGCTGGGAGCCATACCCTTTGCATCGTCAGCTTTTCCGCACGTTGGTGTCCATTAATGCACTTGAGGCGATCCGTTTCTATGTAAGTTTTGCATGTACGTTTGCCTTTGGCGAACGGAAGTTGCTTGAGGGTAACACCAAAATTATGCGCTTTATTGCCCGTGATGAAGCTCTGCATTGCGAAGGAACTGAACGCATGATCCGCTTCATGCGTACCGGTCGCGAAGGTTTATTGTGGAAAGAGATTGCTGCTGATGAAGAAAACGTCATTTACGACACCATGAAATCAGTCGCCGAACAAGAAATGAACTGGGCAGACTATCTCTTCAAAGACGGTTCGATGATTGGTTTAAACGCGGATATTCTGAAGACCTATGTAAAATACCGAACCAATCTGGCTATGAATCGTCTTGGCCTGAAGGCTTTATTTCCAGAAGTTACCACTGATCCGCTGGTCTGGATGAACAAGTGGTTGTTAACCGACACACTGCAAATTGCACCACAAGAGGCAGAGCAAAGCACATATCTGGTAGGTCAGATCGATTCTACCGTGGATAAGGCTTCTCTAAGCCAGTTTGCAGACCTGTAAACCGATACAAAGCATTATGTGGCCTGGCAACGCTGGGCCACAATGGATCACAAGAATTAAGAAGGAACAAAACTAGCATGAACTTTACCAAACTGACTGACCACCTGAAACTTGCCACCGATCGACTCATTGGATTTAAGCCAGAACCATATGAGTTGCATGAAGGCCATGGTGTAGCCACTGAAAGTATTTACAAGATGGTCGATCAGTTTCATGAACTCTTCCAGCATCCGAGACGCGTTATGCCGACACCAGAGCTGCTTCGTCTCCGTGCAAGCCTGATTCATGAAGAAGCTGTAGTGGAAGGTATTCCAGCCGCAATGAATGGGGATATTGAGCAACTGCTGGATGCCATGGCCGACTTTTTATACGTTGGTGTTGGTACGATGGTCGCCATCAAAGGTGGTATTTCTACCGGCATGACCTATTACACGCAGGAACAGAGCATTGATCGCTTTATGCAGACAATTTTTGTGCCTGGTAACACTGTTTTCGATGATATGGCAATGCCATTTCAGGAAGCTCGTGAGGCGTCATGTATGCTCGAAGAGCTGGCAGATAAACTTGAGAACAAGACTGTTAAGGATTCTGAGCTGATTCAGGAACTGCGCCGTGTCATGAACAAAATCTATGTGGCGTGCATGATGACCTATCGACTGGCTGATTTCCTCGGCATCAATGTAGTCGAGCTGGTTGGCGAAATTCATCGGTCTAACATGACAAAATTATGGCCTGCTGATGTCGAGGAACGTCGCCAGGCTGTGGCCAACTGCAAATACGACTCTTCAGACCTGGGATTTCGCCATGCTGATGGTACCGATAAGATGATCGGTTTTCGAATTTCCGATGGAAAGATTCTGAAGTCTCCAACCTATAGTGATGTCGATTTATCCTCCTTTGTTGAGCAAGCTAAAGCCTCAGCAATGTACGGAATGATCAAAAAATAATTGTAGGTAGTTATCTATCTATGTATATTGTGTTGGCGCGTTAAATTCCTGAAGCAACTATTCGTTTTTGGTGGCCATAGGCCACCATTTTTTTATCTATCTGGCCTTGTTCCCACAATAAATGTAAACTCACTTAATGAATAAGTGATTACTTATCTTTGTGAGGTTTTTGTGTCACTCCTTTTGAATCGTGAGCATACGAACGGTCAGGTAACAAACGCATCGTATGCAAAAGTTATTGAGACGGTGCTTAAAAGCGGCGTGCAGGCTGATGATCGCACAGGCACTGGTACTTTAAGCACCTGCTACGTTCCCTCTTACTACATGCTTACTGGTGGGACTGTGCCGCTTATTTCTGGAAAGGCGGTAAATCTTAAGCCACTGCTTGTCGAACTTGAGTGGTATCTGAAAGGCACGGGCAACATCCAATTTCTCAAGGATAACGGCGTTAAGATTTGGGATGCATGGGCCGATGAGAATGGCGATTTGGGGCCGGTTTACGGTAAGCAGTGGCGTCGATGGGAAGATACCCGCATCGTGAGCCATAGTGAATATCTGAGCAAGATCGCTACTTTCCGTGAACGCGGGTACAAAGTCGAGGGATACCTGGGTATCAGTGAAGATCGCGTAGTGCTGTCCCGTGAAATCGATCAGCTACAGCGTATTGTCGATACACTGCGCACGAACCCTACCGATCGTCGCATCATGCTTAACGCATGGAACGTAGGCGAGCTTGAGGATATGAAACTGCCACCTTGCCACTTTGTCTTCTCTTTGTGGAGTCGTGAGCTGGATTTTGAAACCCGTTTAACGATGGCAACTGACATTGGTCTTCAACACAGTCGCCTCGGTTACGAGTCTATCTACACCAAGATGCTATACGATCTGGAGATGGACGGCAGTGTTACTGAAGCTGAACTGGATGAACTTGGAATCCCCAAACGCATCCTCAACTCCTGCCTCGTACAGCGTAGCGTAGACACTTTTGTTGGTATGCCATTCAATATTGCTGGCTATGGCATTCTCACTCATTTTCTCGCGAAGATTACGGGTCACATGGCCGGTGCATTTGTGCATTTTGGCTTTGACGTGCATTTGTACAACAACCACATGGAAGGTGTGTGTGAGCTAATGAAACGACAGGCTCCAGAGCATTCAGATCCGGTCGTTATTTTCCCTCATGAATGGTCAGAGTTGGATGATTTCAAATGGGACGAAGTTTTAATTCTTGGCTATGACCCTCTACCGTGGATCAAGGTTCCAGTGGCGGTGTGATATGGCAAGAGGTATGTATGTCTTATGCGAAATTGAAGGTGTGCTGGCAAATGCCAGCCATCGTAAATCAGTATCTGACGCGGATGCAGGCCAGCTCATTGCCGGTGATGAACTCATTTTCCCCACCAGCCGTATGTTGCGTGGTTTTGCTCGCTCAGGGGCTGAAGTGGTGCTTATCAGTAGCCGCTCTGAAACTCTTGAAGCGCCAACTAAACGATGGCTGAAAGATTTTGGCGTTGATTATGACTGGCTTCATCTCGTACCGAATGGCACCAGTTATGAGAAGCATATTAAGCGCACATTAGCGGAGCATAAAGGCGATCTGCTTATCGCTGCGCTGGTGCACGATCCTCGACTCCGTGCCGCTTTAGCCGACTCTCACCATCGACCGGTCATCTATGAGGTGAGCAAATGAAGATGATCGCTGCTGTTGGCCGTAACTATGAGATCGGCATAGCGAATGAACTCCCCTGGCGTTGTTCTACCGATCTGAAGCTATTTAAGAGACTCACCAAAAACGCCACTGTCGTTATGGGGCGTAAAACGATGGAAAGTCTCAAACGCCCTCTTCCAGAGCGTCATAACCTCGTTTTGACGCGCTCTCATGGCTTTGTACCAAATGGATTCTACCCTGCTGGTATGGATGATGTGTTGCGATTACCAGAGCCTGTGTGGGTGATTGGCGGGGAACAAATTTACTCGCTATTCATGCCGCATGTTGAAGAGATTTGGCTCTCCCACATCGGCGTTGATGTACCAAACGCCGATGCATTCTTCCCGGCAAGCATGATGCGTAACTTAGGCTTTGTGCCTGTTGAAACAGCTTATACCCAACGAGCCAGCGAGGAAGAGCCTGGCTTTTCGCAGATCGTATACAGAAGGTCGTAATGGATTACCGGATTGGGATCACTGGTGCTCAGGGCAGTGGGAAAACAACCCTGGCTAAATATATCGACAAACATTACGGAATCCCTTACGTGGATGCTGGTGTCGGAAGTTTGATGAGCCGCCTCGGTGTTCGAGTAGGTGATTCTATGCCTCTATATGAGCGGCTTCAGATTCAAATGGAAATAGCAAAGCATATAGAGCTACTTACGCGTGGTGTTGAAGGCTTTGTTATCGATCGCACACCTGCTGATGTTATGGCCTACACGTTGGATTTGGTCGGCCATACAAATGAAGATCGGTGTATTGAGTTAGCCCTCGATATCGAAAAGTTTTGCCACAAAACTGCTATTTCAAACTTTAACGCCATTGCTGGCTTACGCCCGGGAGTCGCTCTCTCAGAGCGAGATTACTTGCGATCACAACGAGCATCATTAGACCGTCTGTATGTCGCTCGTATTGATGCGTTGATGTGCGGGGAACTGACAAAAATTCACCTGCATCCGCAAAGGGGAGATCTGCAAACCTTCGTCGTTTCCAACCGGTATCGCACGGTTGAAGCAAGAGCCAGATCAGTGATGAGAATGCTAGATAACGCTGTAGAAAAGATAGAAAACCGGTTCTGTGGCCGAGTGACCGTTCATTAGAAATTGTTCGCCTCTTCGACATTGCGACAATAAAACTCTCAAAATGGGTTAAGGATAAAAAATGTTTAGTGAAATGTTGCTTGAAGATGAACTGGATCGGAAAACAACAGAGGCTTTGATTCGTGTAGCGGACGAACATTCCCGGTCGCTTATGAGCGATCGAGAGGCTCGTCTGGCTATTCGTGCCATATTCGAAACTGCGCAGGGGCTTGTTGGCGCACAAGTAGGTGAAGCCATTAACATCGCCATGTCTCAGTTCAGTGAAGGCAGTAAAAAGCCTCTGTTTCCTATGCATTTGATGCTGGCTGGTGGCACGGTGCTTTATATCTCTGTTTGTCTGGATAGCAACCAAATCAATATTCTCAACACTGTGTCAGGTAAGTGGAAAGATCCGATTGTCTGTGAAACCAGTGAAGAAACTTTGAAAAAAGCGGCTCAATTTGTACGTAGCGCACTACTTAAGGGCGCTAAGAAGTTGTAAGGAGTTCTGATGACAACGATTGTTGCAGGCATCGATATCGAGTCTACGGGACTGGATTTCCTTGCTGGTCATAAAATTATTGAAATCGCAATTACCCGCTATGAACTGGAGACACAGAGACATATTGATAGTCTGGAGATGCGTTTTAACCCTCGCAGAAACATAGATCCGAAAGCTCAAGCCGTTCATGGCATTTCATTGGAACAGCTCGCAGCTGAACCTTTGTTGTCAAATCATGCCAGCGAAATTGGCGCTTATATGGGGGCATGTAGTGTGTGGGTTGCTCATAACGGCGAAGCATTTGATATACCATTTATTCGACACGAGTTTTCAGGGTATGGAGTAAGACTGCCAGAAGTTCCTGTTATAGATACTATGTTATCGGGATTGTGGGCCACAGAAGACGGTAAACGTCCCCGCCTTGAAGAGTTGGCCTTCTCTCTTGGCTTTATATACGATCATGCCAAAGCACATAGTGCCTTATATGACACAAACTTAATGATGCAATGCTTCTTTAAGGCACGTAATAAGTACGGATTTTTTAAATTACCCTCTGAAATTGTGTAAAACAAAAGCCTACTTTAAAAAGTTTAAAGTAGGCTTTCTTTTAAAGAACAGTCGCCTTTCAATCATTTCCTGCCTGTATTTAATACTTTTCCGCCTGATAGGTTTAGTCAAAATGTAGCCATCGAAACGCAAATGTAACCAAACAGAAGGAGACTTACATGAGTTCGGTTGAAAATGTAATGACAAATGATGATCTGGACGAGCTGACAGCCATGTTGCAATCACTTGATGAACCAGTAAAAAAAGCTGCACAGGTTGAAAATACTGATGATATTGACGATCTGCTGCTCGGCCTAGATGCTGGCGTAGCCATGAGTTCTGATGATGTTGCCGAAGAACTGTTCAATGAAGAAAAAGCAGGTGATTTCAGCTCTGCTTTAAATGAGTTGGAGTTAGCGCATGAGCCTATAAACGTAATTAACGCTGAAAGTGTTGAAGCTGCCGAAAACGAGCCAGAACAATTGGGATTTATTGAGGTTGAAGAGTGTGTTGAGGTTAATGATGAATTAAAAGTTCAACAGTCAAATGATAGCAATACAAATAAAAAAGCTCGTACTGCAAGAGGTCCTCGTTTTACTTTAAGTGATAAAGATGATTCGTTTTTCAATAAAGCGGGCTTAGAAAAAGATATTTTCTTAGACGCTTACGATAACGCGCCTGTCAAAGCAAAGGATAAGATATTAAACCTTCTTAATTGGTTTAGCGGAGGTCCAGATATTAGTGTTTACACGGTAATTTCCATGAGACACCTTCTCACAGAAAAGAAGGCTACAAGTAATAGTATTAAGATTGCTTTAATGAGCAATCCAGAAAAACCGTATCCGCTTAACACTGCGTCAACTCAGGCTGGGCAAATGATGGCTGTATTTCCAGCGACAGGAATTGCCGTTAGAGACGGTGGAAATCTAACATTGAACGAAGAATCACCGATCGTTAAGAAGTTTGTCGCGGAGTACACTATTGGATGACGTTCCCCTACTGAAAATAAAGCCCATAGAGAGCTTTATAGTGCTGGGTAAGCCAATCACATACCCAGCACCACAAAAACGCGCCAGAGAGCTTCTCGTTTGCATTTCTGGCGCGTTTTATTTGATTGCCAGACATAAAATCAAATGCAAAAATAGGTATTTACTTACCTATCGAGAAAGAAGATGATTGCAGCCGAAAAAATCAAACAGCGAAAGCGCGACAACTCTCTTCGTGACCTCTGGAGAACACCTGACTGGCTGTTTTCTGCCATTCAACGTTATCTTGGAGTGACATTTGATGTTGACGTTGCCTGCAACAAGGACAATGCAAAGCTGCCTAATTTCATAGGCGTTGAGCGTGATGCTTTGAAATCTGAATGGGGACAGCCAGGTACAATTGCCTTCCTCAATCCACCCTACTCCAAAATCTCCCCCTGGATTGATGCGGCTATACGTGAGCAGGCTCGCGGAGTTACAACAGTGATGCTAATTCCTCAATCCCTAGATACAAAGTGGTATGAGCGTGCAACAGAGTGTGCGAATGAGACGATTATTCTGTCTGGTGGCCGCGTAGCGTTTGTCGAGCCTGACGTCAATCTGGGTCAGGTAGAAGTAAACATCAACCCAGGTGGCAGTATGCTCGTTGTTTTTCGAGGATTCTGTCAGGACGCTGGGCACTCTATAAGCAAGATCCCTTTGGACGTCATGAAAAGTCTGGGAGGGTATGATCCTGCGAATGTGATCAGGAAAAAAAGACCATCAAAGAAGGCTGCTTAGTTTGTTCTGGCGTCTGTAATTAGCCTGCTTCTGTATATATAAATAACTACATATTAATTATTAATATACGGAAGCAGGCTGTTTTGTATCAGAGACTCCCAGACCTGAACATCACTACAGAATCCACTAGACCCCCTTCCCAGACGCTTTAAAATCGATTTTATGAACCACTTTAAGGAAACCAACATGTCATACCCGACTAATGTCGTTGCGCTCGTAGAGAGCGATTTTCTGGCCCAGGCTCGTGAAATGATGAAAGATCGTGAGCAGGCTTTCAACTTGTACGAGTGGGCAATTAAGTGCTTGCATCTTGGCGAGCATCGCGAACTTGTTGAACAGCTTTTAGGTGAGTTGATCAATGAGGTGTTTGCCTTGAATGTTCAACTACATGGTCGAGAAAATAATCAATCACAATGATAGATAAGTACAAACTATTCATAAAGTGAATTGTAAGTGCTAAGATCTGATAGTTTCCAGTCGTAGACTGGAGGCTCGACCTGATGGGTGGGGGTAAGCGTCACTGGCGTCAGGTTTAAAAAAGCTCACTACCAGCGTAGAACCGGTGCCGTATAGGTGTCGGGGAAGGGGGAACCAAAGTGAGCAGAGACAAGGGTCACTTTATGATTGTCGAGTCTGGGGTGTTTCGAGAGGTTGAATCCAGTACTCCCCTTCATAAAGTGTGGGAAGATCTCGGTTCTGGGGTGCTGTCATCCATAACTTCCCAAGTCTAAGCTGGCAGTAGACTTAGACCATAGCTTTTCAGGTTATGAAACGACCAGGTTGGTGAGGAATTTTATACTCACCTCCCTGGGAGAGTATTACCTGAAAAGACAACCTCTCACTTCGTTCGAGGTGAACTTCACTCACTTCGTTCGTTCAGTTCAGGTTTATAAAAACCTGTTCTGGGAAGTAATTTGTTTATTTTAATAATTATTAACACGCACGCGTGTGCGCACGCGCGAGGAAAAATCGGCGCGGCGCTTGATTCAGGAGTTTATATGACGACGAAGACACCAGCCCGATCGCAAGCAAAAACTCGCAAAAAAGACAAAAACAAAAATTCTCCCCGCACCAATCCCACAACGCCTGTCGTAGAGTTCAATCCCCAGCTTAAAACCGTGAAAATCTTTAGTGATGGCTCTTGCCTTAAAAATCCGGGTGGCCCGGGCGGTTACGGTATCGTTCTCCAGTATCGTGGTGAGGAACGCGAGTTCTCAGATGGTTTTCATAGCACCACCAATAACCGCATGGAGATGATGGGGGCACTTATCGGGCTGGAGCGTTTGAAATATCCATGCAACGTTATTTTGCACTCTGATAGCCAGTATCTGAAAAACGGCATGACACAGTGGATGAAATGGTGGAAACGCAATGGATGGATGACTTCTGACAAAAAACCGGTAAAGAATGTTGATCTGTGGAAGCGTCTGGATGAGGCCGCAAGTCGACATAATGTTCGCTGGAAGTGGGTTAAAGGTCACGCCGGGCATCGTGAAAATGAAATATGTGATCGACTCGCGAAGATCGCAGCTTTTTCAGCAGCAGATATGCCTCACAAGAAAGATATTGGTTTTGTTTATAACAAATAGTAAGTAAGTGTTTACCTATCATTTTAAATCATGTATCTTATCGGCGTCAGGATGACAATGTGTCGGTAAGACACAGTTCCAGGATGGAACGAGAAAGGCGGCTGGCAATCGCCAGCCGCAACTCTTTCTGACACTGGATGGAGTCCACATGGCACGTCAAACCTATTTCACTTCTGTAACTAAACGTCCTCGTTCTTTACGTCAAATTTTGGCCGAATTATTTAGCGGTCGTGTTATGTCACGCCTTGATGAACTAGAGACTACCGTTCGGTTGCTGAATGAACGTTTAGATAATCAAGCGTCAGTTGTTGCGAACGTGGGGGCGATTGTTGCCTCTGGTTCTTCACGCGAAGCGAAAAATGCACGGCCTTTAGTGAAGGAGAAAAACAACAAGGACAGTTCGAATGGAAAATTTTCAAAGAAAGAGGCTGAAACCAATGGCCTACGTTCTCATTATAGTTTCACTGGCGACGGTAGCCGTTCCAGCCGGTCAGAGCCTTTTGATGCCGGATTCATCCATCACCATACCTTCGTCGACGACAATTACCACCACTCCAGTGGAGCGTCCTGTCACTCTGGATGGGATGGCGGTGGATGCGATACCTCAAGTTCATCCAGTTACTCAGGATCATGCTGTGACTAAGGCGGTTGTATGAACTGGTTTTCAAATCACTTTGGAAAAATTTGGCTGGCAATTCTTGCCCTCATGGCCGCCGGTTGGGTATCGAACATTATAAAACTTGTTTGCTCTGGCGATCTCCAGTTTCAGGCTGGCATGACCTTGGCTCGTGTAGTTGGGATTTTTATTTTTCCAGTCGGTTCGGTACTTGGTTATTTCTGACGGTTGTTAGTGCATATGCATTGACCGTCTTTGCGTAAGCAATTTATTTAACTAGAAAACAACTTGTTTTGACAAATAACAAAAGGAAAACACATGTTAGGTTTCTTCAAAAAGAAAACTCGTAAAGCAGTTATCGAAGTCAAAAAAATGGAGAACCGTGATGCGGTTGAGGCCACCGTGTGGGGCGCGTACATGATCTCCAATGCCGACGGCACATGTGACGCAAAAGAAATTGCCATTCTTGAGAAGACAATTGCAGCTCTGCCTGCGTTTTCTCCGTTTGCTGGTGAAATTGCCCAAATGAGCGCCAATATCCGTGCTCGTTACGAAGCGTCCCCTCGTTCTGCTAATGCACAGGCTATTCGTGAGCTGTCTGATATTGCGGGTACTCCAGAGGCGGTCGATGTTCTGTGTCTGTGCCTTGATATTGCCGATCAGGATGGCATTGGTGAACAAGAAGAGCAGGCACTGAAAAAGATCGCCCAGGCGCTTCAGTTGTCACTGGATGCTTATCTCTAATGCTTGAGAGATTCCGGCTTGTGATCGTCATTGCTCTTCTGGTGATGGCGGTGTTGGTGGATTTTACGGGAAAGATGATGTCTGTCATTTCTGATGGCGTCCTCATTGGTTTGGCGATCTACTTCGCTTATCCGTTAGTTCGTAAAGCAAAGTGTTAATGACAAGGGCCATTTGGCCCTTGTGTTTCGTTGACCGAAATAGAGAGTTTGCACCTTTACGTTTAGCTTGCTCCCCTTATATGCCACATCACAATAAAGCCAATAAGAAAACAACTTGTTTAAGCATTAAGGAAAACACATGTGCGAGAAATGCAAAGCAATAGCTGATGAACAAAACGCCCTATTCGAAGAAATGGATGCTAATGAACTTGTCAAAATGTTAGCCATTCTTCGAGGAATAGAAGACGTTTCCATATTTGAGAGACTGTTTACAATACTTAATTTTAATTCCACCTTTGAAGAGCCAACTCAGATTGTAGCTTTGGCACACCATTTCGGTGTTCATTACCTTGCTGAAAAAGAGAGAGCTGATAAGTTGCAAGCGACTTTGGATATGGTGAGCGAGACTCAAGGAACTGATGACGGCAACAAAAGTGAGACGATTATTGCCAGCAAAGATCGTGAAATTGCCGGGCTTAAATCCTCTCTAACGATGTTGATGTCTGCAATCAACCTTATGTCTTCTAAAGCAGGTTATAAAATGCCATCACTAAACAGCGACGATCCGATGGCCGTTCGCCAGCTTTTAGGTGCAATGGCCGACCAGCTCGACGACACAAAGAGTCGCCTTGAAGACATGATTCGGGAGCTCACGCATCGCCATGACTTGAATAAGCAGCCGCACAAAACGCAATACGCACTCTAATACAGCACCAGTCGACAGGGGGCGACAGCCCCCATTTTTACGCCTTAAATCTGCTGTAACGCCTATGAATGCAGCTTTTATGCCTTTTCAAGTTTGCGATAATTACACCAATCAGAAAACAAATTATTTAATGGTGTAATTATGAATACAGCCCTTTCCATCATCGACGATGCCAGCTCAAACACGGCTATCGACTATCGTCAGGAAATGAATGTCATCCACGAAATCGTGGCCGAGTGCGAGAAAGAGATCGCCTTCATGTATCAGGTACACGACTTCGTTTATGGCGACGAACGCCACAACATGATTAATCGCCTGCTGAGACTAAACCATCGACCAGATGAAGATCGCTCGCGTTTAAATCGAGGTTGGTTGGATAAAGTCGATCTGGAATGGGTGAAACAGAATATTTGGGCCGAGTACTGGAGGAAGGTCACGGACATGACTAACGTTTTGCTGATCATGCCAGCTTCCCGTCGAGATGAGTGGCGCGAGCAGTTTATAGAGGGCAAACAGGAAGTCATCAAAACTGACAGAACCGGCTACCAGATGAAGGTTAAAGAGTTCGTTGGTGTACCGGAGTTCAAAGCAGAAACGGTCATACCCACGATGCTTAATTTACTGAATGACAGGCACAAATATCTCTCTGAGCGCGTGTATGGCTTGTTTAAGGCGCTGAGTCCTGCGCACAAGACAAATAAGACAAACGGTTTCAGCGAGCGGCTGATAATCGCTGACTGCATTTCTGATTTCTGGCGGGACAGCGTTAGCGTGAACTATCGCAAAGAGGACTACATCGACGATCTACGTGTCTTGCTTCATTTCTTCGCGCACAAAGAATTTATTACCATCAACCGCACTGCTGAGGTGCTATCAGCTGCGTATAGGGCAAACGACTGCCAGACCGGTGACTGGATGAACGTCGATGGAAATCTGATGCGCGTGAAGATGTTCAAGAACGGCAACGTTCACTTTGAAATACATCCTGACGTGGCCTGGAAGTTGAATGAGGTGCTGGCTTACAGTATGCCTGCTGCAATCCCCGCGCCATGCCGAACTGCCCCAAAAACACGGGCACCAAAGCAGTTCGGGTTAATCCAGAAGACGATCTCCGTACCGGTTCGCACTGCGCTTCGTGACGGGCGATTGAGCAAAGACAAAGGCGTATGGTACTTCTCTGATTCAGCTCTCCAGAAGTCGCATGTGGAAGAGCTTGAGCGCACACTGAGCTTCATTGGCGGCGTGCAGGAGAAAAAGCACTGGCAGTTCCCGTATGACATCGGCCATACGCTAAATACGATTGTGGCTACCGGTTTAATACCGGATACAAAATCACACCAGTTCTACCCTACCCCACGCTTGATTGCTGAGTACGTTGCCAGAGCCACTGAATTGAAGCCTGGTGAGAAGCTGCTGGAGCCTCAAGCCGGACGTGGGGATCTTCTGGCCTATATTAACGCCGATCTGGAAGATGTTACCTGCATAGAAATCGCACCTCTCTTCGCTGATATCCTGCGTGGAAAAGGGTATACGAACACGATTTGCTGCGACTTCATAAAGTGGTCTGAGGACAACGCAGGTTATCAGTTCGACAAAATCGTTATGAACCCGCCGTACTCGCTTGGTCGTCATAGAGAGCACACGATGGCTGCGCTGGGGCATCTGAAAGTCGGCGGGCGTCTTGTAGCAGTATTGCCGGGCACTGCGCCAATACTGGACTGGATGACGATGGATAATTACGTTTATGCCAGAGGGAAGTCGTTTACCAACGAGTTTGAAGACACAGGGATCACAGTCAGCGTATACGTTTTCAAACGCGTTAAATGATAGGTAAATACTTACTTAATTTGTGTAAGAATTTAGTGACTAAACGATAAGAGAAAAACACATGAACAACCTCCAGTTAGAGCATTTTAACGTCACAGGCCATTCTGATTTTCCTTTCAAGTTTACATTGAAAGGTTATGCAGAGGATGCGGTAGGCCAGATCATTATTGATAAAGGCATCGTTAAGTTTGAGGGGAATTTTGATGAATCCGCGAAAACATTCATAGACTTCGTTGCCAAACGTTGGAGCGAGCAATGGAAAGACATGGAAAAGCGCGCTAGTGAGTTTGATCGGTTCATGGATGCAATGGATACAGCAAAAGAGGCTCTTGCTGCCGGGACTCCGTTAGATCTTGAGTCACTTTTCAACGGCGAAGTGGCCTCTGCGATGTTCGCCACCATGTTCGCGGGTGAGTTCGTCCGCAGCGGTGCCAAAAACTACCTTGAGCTGGATTACAACGTCCCTGCAATTGGCGATTTCGTCGTTACCATCCAACGCAAAGAAGGTAAGACGCCAGGTGAATGCGTCGCAGAGCTTGAGGCCGTTGTGGATCAGCGTAACGGAGAGTGTGACCGTTTGATCAACGAGCTTCATGCACTTCGGGAAGAAAGAATATGTGCGGGTAGCAATACACGTAATGCAGCGGATATCTACTTCCAGTTAGTTGAGGAATGCCAGATTCCACCAGGTGGCTCTCTTGTCGATTACGTCAGACATTTAATGGCGGAAGTTAACTCCAGCCATAAAGATGGTGAGGTGCGCTGATGTTTGGCATTGACGCACAGCGTATAGCCGCTTTTGCAAAAAGCCCTCTTGATAATCCCTTGTCTCGTAGTGAGCAAATGGAGCTGGCAAGGCTTTTTATTCACATTCAAAAACAGGCAGACGTTTTCAATAACATGCCTAATCAACCTATTCTGGATGGTCACATCCAGATGGTCATTAACAGTCATGAGAAAGGCTGGGCTGCAATCGTCCCCTGCACAATTACATACAGGTTGGCGAAAGAGGTTCAAGAGTTTCGAAAAGCCAGTGTCGAATCGGAGTCTACCAAAGCCGCAATAAACACTCTTATTCGCATGGGGTTCACATGGACCGGTGGAGCCTACTGGCAAGCACCTCACCCCATTTTATCCGGCAATTAGACGCTACAAATCCTTCGGCATGAATAAATAAAGGCCATAAGTTGTGGCCTTAAATAAATTGTTTTCTACCTTTTCTTATTTGTGAAAATAAACCAGCACTTGGTAGTGCTTATGTAACAGCAAAGAAGAGAAAAACACATGAGTAACAAAATCGAAAACCCCGTAGTTCTCATTCACAAGCGTGAGAACCACGACTCCTATGCGGTGGCGATCACCAATGGGAGTCACGATTATTACGATGGTCTGCTAATGGCCTCAGTGTCGCCTGATGAGGCAGACAACTCTTTTGCCGTCTTCGCTATGGTTGGTTACTACATGGCTGCCGAAATTGAGAAGTTGCGGGCGCAGAGAGACGCATTAGCGGCGGAGAATGCAGCCCTGAAAGAATCTGAGCGAGCATTCGATGAGATGTGTGCCGACGAACACGGAGATAATTGGGTTAGCGAATTAACGGAGACTCCAGCCACCGATGCTTTTCTGGCTGAAGTACGTGCGCAAGGCGTGGATATGGCTCGTAACGCGATGATTGATTTTGTTGATGGTGAAGTTGGGCCAAACAAGAACGTTCCGGGGCTGATTAGAGGCGCAGAGATATGCGTAAGTATTGCTGAACAGCTTCGTAAAGGAGTCGAAGAGTGAATAAAGCAGAGTTATTTCAGAAAATATCGGCTCTCGCGACTGAATGCCACGCTATAGCATCTGAGTTTGATGTTGGCGATGAACGAACCGAGATGTTCGAAATATACAGTGTGCTGCGCAATCTCTGTCGGCGTGGCTACGCCACTCAAGTAGGGCGAATGACTAACCCACTACTCTCATCCTGTGATGAGGATGACTCGGATGAGGATGACGAATGATGCATAAATCAGTAGCCGGTGAGTTTCAGAAGGAAGTCGATAATACCACTGATCTATTGGACGATATTTTAAGCATTCTCGCGCTGCTTGAGGCTGGCGATTGGTCAGAACATTGCACTAAAACAGAGCTAGGCGGTCGGCTTGAAAGAGAGATTACACGACTTATTGGTGATGCGCAGGAAGCTACAGTCACTAGTTATGAGTTAATCGCTGAAGCCTGGCGTTTGATGGATGGACAAGATCCTAAAACCAGCGATTGGCATAGCAAGGCTTCGAAGTATTTAAATTCCGATAGGGTAGAAAAAGTTGATGATGTGAAACCGAAGCCAGTAGACCACGGTTTCCGCGATAACTGCGAATGCTCTAGTTGCCAGACCACGGCCCGTATTTGTTCCGAATTGACAGATAAGTCCAGCCTAATCTACGAAGTTAATGTAGGCGGTAATACATGGGTCGAATGCACAAGAGCTGCATACGTAAGAGCAAAAGACAAGGGTGAATTAACCAGAGTTGTTACCAATCACCCAAATAATGAGCTTAAAGATCACCAGATTCGAGAACTGGTGAACGAGTTGAGGGATATTGCGGTTACGTATCACGGAACGCAGCAATTGCGGGAGAAAATTGCCAGAGCAGTGAACAACTCGCTCAAAGGTGGACAATCCCAACCGAAACGTATACGAATTACACATATAGGTGAAAACGGAACAGAAATCCCCCAATTTTCTGTTGGGGACATCTTTGATGTACATGGAGAAGAGTTTGGTGAGCCTCACATCACTATGCCTAGTGGCCATGTTTACTGGCTAAGAGCTATGGAGAAATATGGTGATAAATGGGAAGTGTTATGAGGGATGCGAAGTTATGACCAAATTTGGAAAGCTGGAAGCTCATTTGCTGACTCGTAACTACCGCCATGATATACACCCATATAGACAGTGGATCGATGAAAGCGAAGGAGTTGTTACATTCCCTCTATACAGGTTTGATGGGATGTTGGCTGGGTATCAGACATACAGACCAGGCGCTCCTAAGCAGCATAGCAATCCGAAGATGGCCCGGTATTTCACGCGATCACACGGCAGACAGTTACTTTGGGGAACCTATCTTCCTTTAAAAGATGGCCCAATATGGATAACTGAGTCGATTTTTAAAAGTGCAGCAGTGCACAACGCGGGCGGAAATTCATGGGCGCTGTTAGGTTCGACTTTCTCAGCTGGATTACGTCGTCAACTTGCAATGCTGCCGTATGACTTTCGTGTAATAGGTGACAAGGATGCGGCTGGTGAATCACTTGTGAAGTCTTTCGGAAAAGGTTTTGTGGCACCGGATCTTGACGAGCTACAACCACATGAAGTGTCTCATTTGATTTTTAGCCATAGCCAATAAGCATCTCTCCCCTTTAAGGCCACAATTAGTGGCCTTAAATAATGTGTTTTCTACCTCGATTTAGCCTCTGTTATCGTTTTGCATTTCTCTAATCCGGTTCAGAACTACTTCATGGGAGAGTGACCGGGTAGCTGAGATAACTGCCAACTTTTATCCTTCCACCTTCACGCGCTGCGCTCGATGTTGCAGCCCGTCTCCGAGTAACCAGATTAACGATTATAATGCTGGTCAATGAAATAAATACGAACACCCAAAATCTGGCCATGCTAGGACATGGCTAGCTGAAAGCATCATTTATTCGTCTTGCTAAAATCGGCCATTCTGGTATCTTAGGTATCGGAGCTGATTGCCAAGGCTGTAAGTGACCTAAAAGACAGCAAGTCGAACTACCTGCCAATGACAGTTGATCTTTATTAACCACGCTGGCAAGCGTAGTGACTTAAACACTTACCACTACTTTTAAAGTCCAGCATTGTTAAGACAGGATCACTACTATGAGTACCGATCTCTCAAAACTTTGCGCAGATTTCCTACGTCAAAATCATGTTTCCCAATCCACTGAAAAACTAAAAGCTTCACATGCAAGAGAGCTGGTTGCAGCATTTTTCGGTTACAAGAGCCATGCGGCACTCATGGCCGAGAAGACCTACCCGCTGGTTCAGCTCGAAGAGGCATATATCTTCATTCCTGATATACCGTTGATGAATGACAGACGCTCGAAACTCAACGGTTTGCCAAATGACCTTACCCAGTCAATTGACCTCGCCAGGCTTCTATCAGACATGCTTACCAGTGAAGGGCTATGTGGTGGAAATGTCTGGATCCATGACACACTTGAAAACTATATTGTCGAAGTCTTACTACCCGATTGCCAATCTCTTATAGATGACCAGCTTTCCGGTTTGATGGCTGAAACCAATGCGGAATTTTTCGATGCTTATTATGACGATGTGCAAATCGAGGATCGTGGTGACAAATTGGTGGCTATTGCCAAAACCCAGTACAAGGGCGAGACACTGGACGATAGGCCGTTCTGTGGTGACACCCTTGATATAGTTGTGAAGGTGATATTGCCCCGCATGGCTGGCAAGCGCGGTTTTTACGATTTCGAGCTTGAAGCTGGAGGCTGCGTCAATGACGACAGGGTTGACCCGGAGCTAAAGTATGGCAAACCTTCTCAGAGCAGACTGGCAGCGGAGCTTGGCATAACAGACGAAGATCTTGAATTGCTGGAATGGGACACACAGGAAAACAGTAGTGATGACGGTTTGATCTATGACTTTGTGTTGACCTTTGACAAAAGTTGTCCGCCTGAGATTTTGGAGATGATCGAAGGATTATCGGATAATTTGACGATCCGTGTTTCTGCAAATGCGTTTGACAACCCTTATCCGGATGAAAACATGCATTACGAATATCCGTAGCAAAGAACAAGACGGTGAAGGCGTCTGAAGCCCAATGGAATGAAAACGTACGCTAATTAGCGTACGTTTTTCCGAATTGTTGGCAGTTCTCGTAGCTACCCGGTCACTACCCCTTCATGCTGGGCTTGGATAGCGGCTTTTTCGTTTTCAAGTCGGGCAATAGACATCTCTAATTCTTTGCTGTACCAGGCGAGTTGGCCAGGTTCATCCGGTTGTGATCAAGAGTTGGAGACACTTCGACGTGATCCCTTTCTTCCTGCCTTAATGAGAAGAGATTCATCTCATCCCTTGAGGAAAATTCAGCAACAATTTCTTGTTGATGATCCGGTCGCTGCGGCATCCTTGCCAGTATAAATGGCGGTTCTTTTGAAAACATGAATGTCGGTTCAGACCGTGTTTTTACCCAGCTGGCCTGCTGTCTTTCGGCAAGTTCACAGGCTTCATCATAGTTATCTGCCAAACAAAGCATGGATGGACGGTCCCACGCCCCACCATTCAGACAATAAACAACAATTTTCCCGTCAGGTTCTGTAACTCCATAGGGATGGTTCCACCAGGCGTCCAGCTGGGCTTTGGAGCGTTTCTCGTTAGGAGTGCAGTCAAAATTTTTGGGCAATGCAGGATCGAGAGGAATGCGGGCAGGCATGGCTAATTCCTTATTAATTGATTAGTAACGAGGTTACGCTGATCCAGCGGTGATGAATAGTAGCAAAGCGCACAAAGTCATCAGCGGTGGTTGATGTACATAACGCGTTTGCACCAAAGGTGCTTCTTTAATGTATACTGTATGGATAAACAGTATTTTGAGGTGAAAACGCTATGGGCTTCCCTTCTCCTGCGGCGGATTATGCTGAGAGCCGTATTTCTCTTGATCAGCAGATAATTAGACATCCTTCAGCGACCTACTTCATGAGGGCAGCTGATAGTCATCATCGTGAGGGAATATTACAGGGTGCATTGCTGGTGGTCGATTCCTCACTTACCCCGGTTGATGGTTCTCTGCTTGTATGCGCTCTGGATGGGGAATATCGCGTAAAAAGATACCGGAAGTACCCACGTCAGCATCTGGAGGATTTAAGAACCGGTAAGAAGGAAGCATTGCCAAAGGATGACGATGGATGCACGGGCAGCAATGCCGTGTTTGGTGTGATCACTCACATTATCAACGACGCAAGAAGTGGCGAGTTTGATGATTGTCCCGTGATGTAGGAGAACTGATTAGGCGGTGCAATGCACCGCCTTTTTATCACACTGCGCGGAATGCGATTTCGCCAGGTATTACTTCACCTTGCCAATACATTTGGGCAGCAACGCGATCTGCGAGGTCACGATAAATAGCTGTAAATTCGCTATCTGGACGACTAATAACGGTTGGTGTTCCGTTATCCAGATCTTCACGAAGAGAGATATGAAGTGGCATTTGGCCTAACAACTGCGTGTTGTATTTCTCGGCCAGTTTCTGTGCGCCACCGGTGCCAAAAATTGGCTCGTGATGACCGCAGTTACTGCAAATATGCACACTCATGTTTTCAACGATACCCAGTACCGGCACTTCGACTTTATCGAACATCACAATGCCTTTCTTCGCATCGATCAGCGCGATGTCTTGCGGCGTAGTTACCACAACCGCACCAGTTACAGGAATGTTCTGCGCCAGCGTCAACTGAATATCACCAGTGCCCGGCGGCATATCGAGAACGAGATAGTCCAGATCAGGCCATAGAGTTTCCTGCAACATCTGCATCAGCGCCTTGCTGGCCATCGGTCCACGCCACACCATTGCATTGTCGTCGGTGACCAGATAACCAATAGAGTTGGTTGCCAGGCCATGAGACATGATAGGTGCCATGTGAGTACCGTCAGGTGAGGTTGGACGTTGGTTTTCCGCGCCCAGCATGGTTGGAATTGATGGACCATAGATATCGGCATCCAAAATACCAACTTTCGCACCTTCAGCAGCCAACGCCAGTGCCAGGTTTACCGCCGTGGAGGATTTACCCACGCCGCCCTTGCCTGAGCTGACGGCGATAATGTTCTTAACGCCATTAATGCCTGGTTGGTTTTTGACGCGCTTAAGCGTGGCAATGTTGTACGACAGCTTCCAGTCAATAGCCTTTGCGCCAGTGATACGGAGCAGATCACCACTACATTGCTCTTTCAGGTCTTCAAAAGGCTTATTCCACACGAAAGGCATGATTAGTTCGACATGCAGTGTGTCATCCATCAACGCAACATGGTGTAACGCTTTAAGCGTAGTCAGGTTGTGTTTCAGGGTTGGGTGCTGAAAATTAGCCAGCGTACCGGCTACCATTGCTCTCAGGGCATCCGGCGATTTGGACTCGCTCATCCCGTCTCCTTTATTTTAATTTGCGCAATTGTCGCCTTGTAGTGTACTCCAGCTACGACATTTAATCATTTATGAGAAATGCTGTTATCACATGGCAGACATAAGGCCATTTTGTTACTATCAAGCCCCTTTTCACTACAAAGAAGTAATGCCTACTATGACCCAAGTCGCGAAGAAAATTCTGGTGACGTGCGCGCTGCCGTACGCTAACGGCTCAATCCACCTCGGCCATATGCTGGAGCACATCCAGGCTGATGTCTGGGTTCGTTACCAGCGAATGCGCGGCCACGAGGTTAATTTCATCTGTGCCGACGATGCCCACGGTACGCCAATCATGCTGAAAGCACAGCAGCTTGGTATCACACCGGAACAGATGATTGGCGAAATGAGTCAGGAACATCAGACTGATTTCGCAGGCTTTAACATCAGCTATGACAACTATCACTCGACGCACAGCGAAGAGAACCGTCAGTTGTCTGAGCTTATCTATACTCGCCTGAAAGAGAACGGTTTTATTAAAAATCGCACTATCTCTCAGTTGTACGACCCGGAAAAAGGCATGTTCCTGCCGGATCGTTTTGTGAAAGGCACCTGCCCGAAATGTAAAGCGCCAGATCAATACGGCGATAACTGTGAAGTTTGCGGCGCGACCTACAGCCCGACTGAACTGATCGAGCCGAAATCGGTGGTTTCTGGTGCTACCCCGGTAATGCGTGATTCTGA